TTAGCAATTAGCGATGGTCCGGATCGCGCCCGTGAGGGCGTCATTGATGCGCCTGGCTGCTTCGTCGTCCTGACCTGGAAGCAGGTGGACGTAGGTATTCAGCGTGAAGCCGGCGCGGGAATGGCCGAGGCGTTCACTGACCGTTTTGATATCCACGCCGGCACGCAACAACTGCGAGGCATGCGAGTGCCGGAGCGCGTGAAAGTTGGGTCCTGTCAATCCCCGACGTTTCAGCAGATCGCGGTAGGACGATGTGAACGCCGATGGTCTCCAGATCGAACCATCTACAGCGCCACATATCAACTGGTCGTCGGTGTGGCTTGTGCGCTTGCGCTCGGCGAGTGCTTCCACGGCAAGGGCGGGTAACGCTATCGCACGCCTGCCACGGCGGCTCTTGGGTGCTTTGAATCGAACGCCGGCCTTGGTCTCTTCGATCGCGCGGCGGACGCGCAGCCGGGCCAAATCACTATCGAAATCCTGCCATTCAAGCGCGAGGATTTCGCCTCTACGCAATCCCGTACAGAGCGCGATGAGGAGCGGCAGGTACAGCCTTGTGCCGCGAGCCGCCTGCAGAAGCTTGGCAGCTCCGCACTCGTCGATGACTTCCGGTTCTCGCTCCGGAACATGCGGCGGATCGACAAGTGCTGCTGGGTTGCGGGTGATCAGGTCCCAGCGCAGAGCGACCTTAAGTGCCCTGCACAGCACGCGATGTAGATGCAGGACTGACTGTGGTGACAGCCCTCCGGGGCGACCATCCTTCCGCCCGTTCCGAAGTGCATCAGAATACTGCTGTTGGATGTGGATGGGTGAGAGCGACGGCAAGGGCAGGTGTCCGAGGGCAGGAATCAGGTGCTGCTCGACTATACCGGTGTAACGCTCCAATGACTTCGGCGAAACATTCACCGAGGCGTATGCCAGCCACTTTTTCAGGAACTCGGCAACGGTGAAGGCGGAGTCGGGGGTGGTGAAAAGGGAGTGCATTAATGGGGAGTGGGGAATCGCGCGCGGAGATCTCACAAACGACCGGGCTATACGGTACTGCCATAATCAAAACAATGGCGAGTCAGGCATCGATCACCTACATCCAGTGGCTCTCCGCCTTTCACGCGGCGATGGCGGCCGTCGCCGATTTTCGTCTGAAGCAGGAAGAGGCAACGTTTCGCGAAGCCCTGCAGCGTGTGGAGAGCTTTTATGAGAGCGTTGATCTGGGAGCACTGCATGTGAGGGAACAAGAGAGGATTCGACGCGAGGGGCTTCAGTTGGCACTTCAGCTGGAACGGCTCACTCAGGACGGTGGGATCGATGAAGCGAGCGAGTGCGGTAAGGCAATCTGGACGATCATTGACGAGGCTGAAGACTTTTCGATAGCTATGGATCCGGAACTGCTTCGAGATGTGGAGACGGCGAGGCAGGAACTGAAGGACGGAGCCACTATTCCACTTGGCAGTATCCGAGAAAGATAAGGCGTGACGCATCAGGTCGTTCTTTCCACCACAGCGGCCAAGGATCTACGCAACCTTCCTGCTGATGTTCAGCAGCGGATATCAGACAGACTGAAGGAACTGGAATGGCGGGCTTTGGCTGTGTCCAAAAAGTTGAAGAATGCCCACCGTCTGCGATCGAGCAGGGTTGGTTCGTACCGCATCGTGTTCGAATTCTCGGACTTGCCGGCAGACGAGGTTGTTGTGGTTTATAGGATCCTTCACCGTAAGGATGCGTATCGCGACCTTTGAGAAACCAAACGCCGGCACCCTCATCGGATGCCGGCGTTCTTTCAAGAGTCAGAAGGTGTTTAACAGCGTATCAGTGTCACGATCAGCACGACGATCGCAGGCCAGAACAGCCGCCACCAGCGTGATGGTGGACGCTCGGGCTCGAACTTGTAGCGCTCGGGGTAGTCGGACCAGTGCTGGCTCATGAGCGTGGCCCCTTTCTCCGCGCCCAGAGCATGTTTGCTGCAATGACGATCGCCAACAGGATGCCGAGCACCAGCTCGGTGGTCGATGGCGGTACGGGAAGCAGATCGGCTGGAGGCGGAAACATTCAGGCTCCCTCCTGTTTCTTTCGCGTGTCCAGCGTAACGCGCAACGTCGCGGCCCGCTTCTTCAGCAGGTTCCGTGGCGATAGCATCAGCGGAGTGCGCATCGAGATGACGGGGCGGAGCTGCTGGGCCCGGCGCTTTGCCTCCAGCAGATTGTTGCTCATCATCAGGATCTGCGCGGGTCCGTAGGGCGGAATGCCGGCATGCTGCTCGGACTTGCTACAGCGAGGGTAGTTGAGGCAGCGGCCCCACTTGTCGAGGGGCTTGTTGCAATTGGTACAGTGCTTCACTGGCCGACCTCCCGTTGCCGCCAAGGGCCGCGGCGGGTTCCCCAGCGGCGGGCGCAAGCGCGAGCTTGCACCTGGGCGTCATGGGCGCGCAGCAGCTCAGATAACTGCGGGATGCTGGCGTATCCGGCTGCGATGAGGCGATCGAGGATTGCGAAGGGGTTCATTCGGTCACCGCCTGTCTGGTGAGGATGCGGACCACGACGGGTCCGGACTTCGCTTTGCCGCTGCCACTCGCGGCTTTCTTCGCGAGCAGTTCCACTTCGCTGGTAGAGAGGATGACTTCGTAAGTTACCACCTGAACCCCTTTCGGGGTCCAGGCTTTTGTGGTGGAAGTGTAGACGCTGTGATGCATCGCTACCTCCTCACCAAGTAGGTTTTGTCCGAGATCAGGCGCGCGCCTGGAACCAGTGTTCCCGCCTGGAGAGCGGTCTTCACTTTTGTCTTGTCCACAGAGGTTTCGGTCTTGATGATCTGGAACTCAGCAGGCACCGCGCGTTCGTCCACAACCTCTACCGATGGGGGAGCCCTGCGAAGCGAAAGCGTTGTCGTCCGGCCGTCGAGCCTGGTGTAATTGCGAAGTTGCATCAGCTTCGACACAAACATCTCGATGCGGGCATGCCGGTTTTCGGAGGCTTTCTTGCGGGCCTGGAGACGCTTGATCTCCGCAGCAGCGAACTCGGCCTGTTGTTCGAGCCAAGCGAGGTAGCTTGCGATCGAATCAACCTTGGTCAACTCCATGGCGATGAAGGCCTGGATCTCATTGTCCAGTTCGGCGCGTCGATCGTCGGGGCAACATTCTTCAGACTCGAAGAGTGCGGCAAGGTGCTCGTGGATGTCGTAGAGCGAAAAGTTAGATGGAAGAAGCGCGGTGCTCATTGAGGCTTCCTCCGTGAGGCGACCAGCATCGCCTTGTAAATGGGCGTGCCTGCGTCAAGGCTTTGGATCTGTTCGGGATTTTCGTAGCCGTTGATTCCGAGAATGGCGAAGAACTGGTCATCGCCAAGCTTGTCGCGCATCGTCGCGAAGTGCTGACGCATGCCCGTTAGATCCTCGGGAGGCTTCACAACAGGAGAGTGCAGCCACTGTTTCAGAACGTCGGCCACGTCCTTTCCGGGCTTGTTGTAAATGCGGCCGTCAAGGCCGGGGCAGCGCGTCTTGGTGATGACGAAGTTGTGATCGATGTCCATATCGCCCGCGACATCGAACTCGTATTCGACGCCATCGCGCATGATGGACTCCAGGCCGATGCGTTTGGGCTCCATCTTTCCGTCTTTGCCGGTTTGGATGAGCCACTGTGTCTTGACCCGCATGCCAACAAGGATGTGGATGGGGGCTGACACAATGGCCTGGACCATAGCGTTGTGTTTCGGACTGACTTCGCGCCATGCCGCCCACGAGTTATTGCTCTTTGAGCGCGCAGTAACGCGATCCACCTGATCGAGTTCACCATCCTTTCCGTTCCAAAAGTGGGAGAGCGAGTCGATAATGAGCGAGCGGTATCCCGCCTCAGCCGCTTGCGAGATCCGCTCCGGAATAATAAGCGGATCGAACGAGGACAGCTCTTCAACGTCAAACTCGAACTGATCAGCGTACTTCGACATACTGCCGTGCTCGGTGTCGATCGCGGCGATGGGACCGCCGAGCTGCTTGGCGAGTTCGAGCAATGTGTACGTCTTTCCCGCTCCGGCAGGGCCGGAGATTGCGAGGCGCAGTTTGGCGTCGTACTTAACTGCGCGCTTGAAGGGGGACGGCGCGGCGGCCGTCTCCAGCTTGGCTCGCTTGGCGAGTTCCACTGACCAACGGAGCTGGTCTTCCAGAGTCGGTTCGAACGTTCCGTTAGAAGCCATACGCCCTCCAGCCGCCGGCGTTCCAGTTCTCGGCGTCGGTTTCTTCGTCATCCCGCAACTCGGAAGATTCATCGAGCATTTCGGCGATGCTCAACGGCGAGGCTGCGAGTTCGGTAGAATTGGCTTGGTTCGCTAGCGAAACGACCGAGCCAAAGAACGGGCTTGCCGGTGACGACGGCAGGCCCGTTTTGTTTTCCATGTGCATTGATGCACTCTCCTTTCCACGTATAGTATGCTTGACTCGCGAAAGAAAAACAATCAGATAATTCCGAGTGGCGCCATTTTTGTCTGGCGTAGGTTAAGCTGTTGGCATGAAGAAGAATGCTGCGGCGGTCGCGCTGAACAAACTCCGCAACCGAAAGTTGTCAGCCGAGAAGCGGTCCGAGATCGCACAGAAGGGCGGCCTGGTCGGCGGTGTCGCTCGCGCGGCCGCGCTGTCGCCGAAGAAGCGTTCCGCGATTGCGAAGAAGGCGGCCGCGGCGCGGTGGGCTAAGGAAGGAGCGAAGTGATGAGCGACAGGCCGAAGGCAGTTACAGAGAAGCGGCTACAGGCAGTGATGCAGGCATTCCTGGAGCACCGCCGATCAGAATGGAGTCGCATTTTGAGTTCGGATCCGGAATCTGCAACGAGAACGCACCTTTTTATTGGGAGGCTCTATGTCGATAGATGAAGTGAAAGAATCACCTATGCCAAAGAACTGGGTTGAGAGGCGCGCGTTGCGAGAAGGAGTACTCGCGGCGCAGGCTGGGGATGTGTGGCATGGGGCTCGGTCCGCGATTCAACAGTGCTGTGCGAGTTTTCGGGCACACTATGGTGATCGCAGAGCGACCGTCAAGGACACACTAGACAGCGTCAATACGATCACCGTGCGAGTTTCGTATCGTGTGATCCAGCAGTCGCCGCCGGATGAGGCGGTGGTGCAGCGCACTCTCGTGATCACATTTGATGAGAGCGAGTCCACCATCGAAGTGGTTTCCGGCAGGAAGGAAACGTTTCGCGTGGATGCCGATGAGGACCGTGCATACATCACCTTCGACGGCAAAGAGATCAGTGCCGACGAGTTCTCGCGTGCGGCGCTGGAAGATGCGTTATTCAAGCCGCCAAAGCCGAACGTTCGATACGAGCCGACCGTTGGCGGCTGGATGGCTTAAAGGCTCATGAAAATCGCGATCTACGCCCGGGCGGGTCAACTGGAGTTGAAAGAAGTGTCGAGGCGCATTCTTGAGCCAGTGCTGTTCCCTGGTTCGAAGCGCGATGAGTGGATTAGGTGAAAGTCGCGATCTACGCCCGGGTGTCCACCGCCGATCAGAACTGCGAACGGCAGCTCACCGAACTGCGCGAGTACTGCCAGCGGCGGAACTGGCCGATCGCCGGCGAGTACGTGGACACGGGCTGGAGCGGCGCGAAGGCCAGCAGGCCACAGCTCGACGCCTGCATGAAGGACGCCAAGCATCACAAGTTTGATGTTGTGATGGTGTGGTCGCTGGACCGGTGGGGCCGAAGCGTCTCGCACCTGGTCAAGAGCATCGAAGAGCTGAGCGGGTATGGCGTCGGTTGGATGAGCTACACACAGAACCTGGATACCAGCGACGGCAATCCGATGGGCAAGCTGATACTCACGATCATCGGCGCGATCGCGGAGTTCGAGCGGGCCATGATCCGCGAGAGAGTCAACAGCGGGCTAACAAGCTACCGGAAGGCGTTCACCGAGGGCAGGATCGGCAAGCAGCGGCAGAGCAAGAGCGGGAAGAACCTGGCTGTCGGCCGGCCGCAACGGGTGTTCCGCCGCGATGAGGCGCGCAAGCTGCGAAAGTCGGGCATGAGCTTTCGCGCGATCGCGAAGGCGCTGGCCGTTCCGCTGGCGACCATCCAAAGGGCGCTGAAGTAATGCGTGTTCTGATCGGGTTCGTCCTCGCTGTGGCCTGGCTCCTTGCGGTGGTCAGTTTCTTTGCGTGGTGTTTTCTGTCAGATCTCGAAGGTTGGTTGGATTGGCGGCGGTGGGTGTATCGAAACCCTGTTTCCAGACCCTCAGTCCAGTGATTGATTCCAAAAGGACAGACCTCCCCGATTCTGGCGTATCGGAAGTTAAAGGTTTCGGCACGCACTCGGCCCCATCGTGAACAAGACTCGGCCTCACCCTGAACAAGCAGACGCGGCCAATCCTGCTTACCTTTGCTGACATTTCCGCCAGCACTGCTGCCAGCATGCAGCACGGTAAAAACGCGGTAGAACCACGGGAAACAACGGTGAAACGCGGGATGCTGCCGGTTGCTGCCGCTGCGCGGCTTGCAGCAATTGTCAGGAAGGGAGTAGAGGGCCAGCGGGGCTGGCCCTTGCAAAACAGGCCCCCACGGACGTGGGTTTTATTCCCTTGCGGACTTTTCTCCAGATTATCAGAGAAATCCTAGGACGCACCGCCACTATATAGGCAACACCCCTTGCGACTTCTGAAAAAAGGAGTCACCGCGTTGGAACATTCATCACGCGACGATATCTTCGCCGCACATTCATATCTCATCCGTCCCATCGCCCTGCGGTTGGCCCAGCGCCTCCCGCAGGGTTTTTTATTGGAAGACCTGGAGCAGCTCGGCGCGATCGGCTTGCTCGAGTTGATCGACGAGCAATACGATCCGGCTCGCGCGGCCAGTTTCGGCGTGCTGGCCAGATGCCGCATCAAGGGCGCAATGCTCGACGCTATCAAGGGCAAGGAGTACCGCGAGGCCACGCGGCCGTCAATCGACGCTGACAACTTCGGTCCGGTGGCAGACACGCGGCCGTCTCCGGAGGAGACCGCGATCGCGGCGATCGACGGCAGGCGCGTTGTCGCCGCCATCACCGATCTGCCGCCACGACAGAAAGCGGTGGTTCGCCTGCGTGTCCGCGGAATGACACAGACCGCCGCAGGCCGCGTGCTGGGGATCAGCCAGTACGGCGCGGGCGAGCTGGAGCGGCGGGCGATCGCCGGGGTTCAGCGCCGCCTCGCGGCTGCGTAAAAAGGGGCGCCCCCTTTTTATTCCGGCTGTTGCCATCGATTCATAGGCAGCGAATCAGGGTTTCCTACCTCCTGAAGGCGGGCCACGTTTGGCGGCGCGGCTCGCCCTCGCCCTTGGTTCTTCTTTTTGTATGCCGAAAGTCGAAGCAATCAACCGGAAACCACCTGCATGGCGGGTCGCAGAGATCGTGGACGAGATCGGGCGGCTGAAGGTGAAGCTGGATGCCGTCAAACCCGATGCGGATCGCTACGACGAGCTGCGCAAGCTGATACAGGGCTGGCACAGTGATGCGGATCCGGCCAAGGAATTTCTCCTGCAGGGGACGGCTTACACGGTCGAGGTATCGGCCTGCTCCATCGAGCGAACCATCAAGAGTTACCCCAGGCTGCTGAAACGTCTCGGCGCGAAAGTGTTTTATTCGATCATCAGAGTCGCTCTCGGTGAGCTGGACAAACTAATACCGGAGGCGGAACGGGCGGCTTACCTGGACAGCAAACAGAGCGGGCCGCGGCGCGTGACGCCGGCGGCGATCCCGATGGAGAAGGCGGGCTGAAGTGTACCCCGAAGGAATTTTGCTGCGCATGTTCATGGTTTTCGCAGTCTGTGTGATGCTGGCCATGGAACTACCAGCCCAAGCGGCTGGGCGCAGTCCAGGAAAGCGCAAGCTCGGGCAGGAGCCCGAGGGTAAACAACAAGCCATCTCGGCGGCGCCGGCGCGATCGGCGTCCAACTCCCTGGTTACCGTACCTCTCATACCACCCGTGTCACACAACAAGGTCACAGCCATCGACAGCCTGCCACGCAGGTTGCAGTTGTATTTTGCGGACGACAAGCCGGACCGGTGGATCGACGAGCATGAGGCGCGGGAGCTGCGGGGAAAGGGCTTGGTCGAGTACCTGTGGACCAAGAAACGTGTTCGCGGCGTGCGGTGGGTAGAGGCGCTTGAGCGTGGCAGCCGGCTGCGCGAGGACGTGCGGTGGAGCGCAAAGAGCGCGCGCAACAGGCTGAAGAACACGCACTACTCGCACAACAGCGAGACAGACGATAACCCGAGGGGCGTATGGGCGTTGAATCACATCTACGACGCAAGCAGGAAGGCGGCATGAGTGGATTGGTCGCCAGCCGAATCCGCAGCACGACGGCAGCGGCACACGATCCTGCTGCAGGCGCTGGCAGTGCTGACATTGCCCCAGTTGGAGGTGATCTGGCTGCGGTTTGTCTGGGAGGTACCGGCACGCGAATTGGCGCGGCACCTGGAGATCAGCGAACGCGCCGTGTTCGCCCTGCAAAAGCGGGCGCTGGACAGGCTGCGCGCCGAACTGGCGCGGCGGCGGGTGCACAAGATGAGCGACCTATGAGTAGACCTTGGACCAGGAGCGAAACTCTCCTGCTCGCCTACAGCGAATGCACAACCTGCAAAGGCAGTGGGCTGACGTTGAGAGGCAAGGGCAGGAAAGAGCGGATCGACGCCTGTGGCTGCGTACTGCGCAGCGTTTTTCGCGTCTGCTACAACCGTTTCCGGTACTGCTCCGAGCGCGAGGCACAGCACACGTCGTCCATCACACTCGAGAGACCTAATAATCGGTCCGGACACCGGTACATGTGGTCGCGCAAGGAAGAGGAGTTCGTCGCGGACTTTCACCTGGTCAGCCGGCGCACCTTATCGAAGAGCGACTGGGAGATTTTCCGTTTCCATTTTTTACTCGGTGCGGACTGGAAGCTGTGCTGCCGGCGGCTGAACATCGACCGCGGCCTGTTCTTCCACCGCATCTATGCGATCCAACACCAGCTTGGACGCACGTTCCGCGATCTCGAACCATACGCCATGTACCCAGTCGATGAGTACTTCGGCGGCGCGGTGCTGCGAAACGCGGATATGGAAGACGCCGAGGACACGCCCGACACGGCGACCATCAAGACGTTGCGTTCTCTGGCGTATGAGCCGGAGTTGCCCAAGCAGCCCAAGCGGCTTTCAGTGCCGCTGCGCAAGGAATCTACCAACAAGGGGCCGGAGACAGAGCGGACGGCGAGTTCTGCTGAAGCTGTCGTCCGGCCCCGTTTCGTTTTCACCGTTCCCGCCACAAAAGCCGCCTGAAAAAGTCTTATGTCACCGAAACCTGTTGAGAGCACCGTTGCGGTGCATGACGCGCGTCTGGACGCGATTGATGCCCGACTGGGCCGGATTGAGGGCAAACAGGACAGCTTGCTGTACTGGCTGCTTGGCGGGTTCAGCGGCACGCTGTTGACGCTGCTGTATGTGGTTTTTAGTTTCATGATGCGGGCGGGAGCGAAGTAAAGGAGAGTTGATGGACCCAAAGCACCACGCGTATTGGACCGCACAGGCCAAGGCGAGACAAGAAAAGGCAGCGGCGTTGGAGGCGGAACGAGAGCAGCAGGACTGCCGCGACGGCCAGGCTGTATTCAGCCTGCCCAAGTATGTCAGCGTTGCGCGAACCGAAGCCTTGCTGTTTGACAAGTTGAGAGCAATCCTGGGCTGTCATGCCGGCGAGACTGGCGTGCACAGCGAGGACGCCTTAGATGTTCTCAACCGGATCATCAAACAGCGTGATCAAGCAAACGCGAAGCTGCGGTGCGCGACCGTTCGGGATACGTTCCGAGGCCTGTAGAAAGGCCGCGCAATCGAGAAATGAAGTACATCGTCTTCCTGCTGTCCGCGATGGCCAGCGCGCAAATGTCCGACGACTTCAACCGTGCCGATGGTGCGCCTGGATCATCCTGGACTACCGTAAGCGGCGGTTGGGCGATCGTCAGCAACCGGCTGCAGCCGACAAGCGGTTTCGATGCTGCGTACCCCGCGGGATGGATCATCACGTCCACAGGTGCTCCAGCAGCAACACAGACCGTACAGGCGAAGGTGTGGCGCGGCGCCGGCAACAGGACAGTGGGACTGATCGCGCGATACAGCAGTGCCACTGGCACGATCAATTACTACGTCGGGTACATCCGCAATCTCCTCTCCGGAGGGGATGAGTGGAGGCTCTACCGCTATCGCGGCAGTCTCACCAATGGGACATTCACGCAGCTCGGCGCGACGGCAGTGGAAGAGTTCGTTGACGGTTCAACGGTGCGGCTGGTCGCCAGCGGCAGCTCTCTGGCGCTGCAGCTCTGGACCGGAGCGGCGTGGGCGACGAAGGTTTCCGCGACCGACACGACGTTGACCAGCGGGATCGCAGGCCTGCGAGCGAATGACACCGGATCGGCATTCGACGATTTCGCGTACACGCCCGATTCCCTGCCAGCGGATCCGCCCGCGGGCAGTAGCGGCACGTCTCTGCTGGCGCAGAGCGCGGTGCAGAACCTTGTGGATGATTTGACCGCGCGGCCGACGAAGGCGGCGGGATTCGCAGCCAACAAAGCGGTACGGGCTGACAGCCAGGGAAAGCTCAGCGCTGTGCCGGGGGCAGACGATGATTGCGTCAAAGTCGATGGATCATCGGGCGTCTGCGGCGCGAGTGGCGGCGGTGTTGGTGTCTGGGGCGAAGTACCATCCGGCACGATCAACGGCACCAACGCGGTGTTCACACTGGCGCACACGCCGGCGAGCGCAACCCTGAGGGTCTATCGCAACGGCGTGCGGCTCAAGCTCTCCACCGATTACTCGGTGAGTGGCACGACGATCACATTCCTGTCTGGGGCGATTCCACAGAGCGGCGATCTGCTGGTGGTGGACTATAACGACGAGGCCAACACGATTCAAGGGGACCAGGGACCGCAGGGACCTCCGGGAGACGCAACGTCCGACTCGACCGCTATCCACGTGGCTGAAGAGTTTCTCGGCTCACACGATTCGTATCTGGCCACGGACAACTACGGACTCGGATGGAGCTTCACTGGGTACGCGGCTGCCAAACTGGCAGGTATTGCGAATCACCCGGGTGTCGTCGATCTGCAGACGACGTATGGGGCCAACGGAGTCTCTGCAATCTACCTGGGCGGCGGCGCCGCTCCGATCGCGGGCTTGGCCAGCGGCACGAACTGGAGCACTGAGTGGATCATTCGCACGCCCTACGTGAGTCAGGTCAAGATCCGCGTTGGCTTTCTGGCAGCCGTAGACAGCCAGGCCGTGCCGTCCGACGGCATTTGGGCGCGGTTCGCCAGCAGCTCGGGCTGCACGGCGAATCAGAGCGATACCACGTGGATGTATGAGACGCGGAACTCGTCCACGTCCTCGACAGCCGCAGGACCCGCTATCGCACAGGACGGCTGGTATAAGATCCGGATGCGCAGCACGACGATCGGTCAAGTCAAGTTTGCGATCGCCACCAACGGGGGCAGCTTCTCGGCAGAGCAGACCATCAGCACCAACGTTCCGGATGGCGCACTGTACCCAGCAGCGCAGATCGTAAGCTGTGCCGACCAGTGGACACGCATCCACCTCGATTCATTTCGGCTCGACTGGACGGGTCTTACCCGCTAGAAGGAACACACAATGACAAACAGAATCACGCGGCTCGCCGCGATCGCGGCGCTGTGCGCGGCCGCGCTGATCGGTCAGAACTATCTCGGCGTGCGAACGGGCACTGTCGCGATCGCCAGCTCGGGCACGGTCTCGACCGCACTGTACACGGGCAAGGATATTCCGCTCGCGCTGCAGATGCCGACAGCGTTCACCGGGACCGCCGTAACCTTTCAGGGCAGCGCCGACGGCGAGACGTTTCAGCAGATCTACGTTGGCGGATCAGCCTACACCGAAACCGTTGCCGCTTCGAAGAACGTGGTGCTGGATGGCAGCGCGTTCGCGCCGTTCGAGCATATCAAAGTGGTGTCGGGCAGCAGCGAGGGCGCGGCACGCACCATCGTCGTGATCATGCGGAGGAGCCGATGAGGACGTTGATACTGCTCATTTGTGCAGTAAGCTGCTACGGGCAGCAGGACTGGATCAGCAGCACGTCGGCGCGGCGGCTGTTGGGAGTGCCGATCTGCAGCGGCGCACCGACGAACAATTACTACCTCAAGTACACGAGCGCTGCTGGCTGTGCGGGATGGGCTGCCGGCAGTTCGGTGAGCGGGACGGCTACTCAGTTTGGATACTTCTCCGACTCCAGCACGCTTGCGAGTTCTCCGGGCCTGCTGACGGAGCAGGCAGGCATGACGTACACCGCAGATGGGCCGATCCTCGCTCTCAATGGCGCGGGCGCGTACTGGAAGCGAATCGGCGCTGGCCCGCCGTCTGACGCGTTTACTATCGACTTCAAGGGCACAACCGCGGTCCAGCAGCTGGTGCGCTTCATCGACTCGGGCAGTAACGTCTTTCAACTCGCGTCGTTCGGAACCGGCTGGGTAATGAGCGGATTGACGGCCATCAGCTTTCTCACCAACCAGGTCTCGATGACGGAGGGATCCGAGTTTATGCCAGACGGCACCACGTGCACGTCCACTGCGGCTGCCTGCACCGTCAACAAGCAATCGGGCGTCATCACCACCGAGGCGCTCACGACTGCCGCGGCTTCATCCTACACGATGACACTCACCAACTCGCTGATCACAGCCAGCAGCATCGTCCAGGCGACCGTCTGGAATGGGACCAACTCCGCGGGTCAACCACTGGTGGGACGTATAACGCCGGGGTCCGGATCCGCCACGATCCAGATTTTCAATGCGCATGCGTCGGCGGCGTTCAACGGCACGATCAAAATTTCTTTCGTGGTGTACAACCCGCAGTAATGCCTGTCCTCTCTGATTCGCGGCATGAGCAATTTGCGCAGTATGTCGCAAGCGGTCTGCCCGCATCGCAAGCCTATGTAAAAGCAGGCTACAGCGAGAACGGCGCACGGCAGTCGGCGAGCCGGTTGCTGCAGAATGCTGCGGTGCAGGCGCGGGTTACCGAGATTCTGCAGGAGATCTCGTCACGGCTTGAGCAATCGAGCATCCGCGACCTGGAGAGCCGGCTGAAGGCGTATCAGGACAGGTGGATGCGGATGCAATTGCTGATGGCCGCGCGCGCCGCCGGCGGGCTGAATCTGCCCGGTGCGGAGACGGGGCTGCTCGACAGCGCCGGCGAGTTCGACGGGAAGCTGATGCGCGAACTGAGGCAGCTCGAACTCCAAGTGGCGAAGGAGATGGGGCAGTATGCCGAGCGCGTGGAGCACAGCGGAAGCGTGGGACTGATCGAACGGTTGAACGCAGGCCGCAAGAGGTTGCAAGAGAGCAAGGATGCCGAGTGAAGCGGACAACCAGTTGGCGGATGAGATCGCCAAGTTCTATGCGGATCCGCTCGGCTTCGTGAAGTTCGCGTATCCGTGGGGCGAGGCTGGGCCGCTTGCCAATGCGGCTGGGCCGGATGGCTGGCAAACGGAGTTTCTGCAGGAAATCGGCCGCGAGGTAACGGCACGACGGTTCGATGGAGTCACCGCGGTGCAGCCGCTGCGGTTCGCCACCGCCAGCGGGCACGGGATCGGCAAGAGCACGGTGGTCGCATGGATCGTGGACTGGATCATGTCCACACGGCCACTGGCTGTGGGGACAATCACGGCAAACACGTTTCCCCAGTTGCAATCGAAGACGTGGGCGCAGATTCAGAAGTGGACGCGGCTTTCAATCACGGCACACTGGTTCACGATCAGCGGCACACGGATGTCCGCGAACGAAGCGCCGGAGGCGTGGTTCTGCACCCCTCAGACATGCCGCGAGGAAAACAGCGAGAGTTTCGCGGGGCAGCACGCGGCCACGTCAACCAGCTTCTACATCTTTGATGAGGCGTCATCCATCGTCGAAAAGATCTGGGAGGTTGCAGAGGGTGGGCTGACGGACGGTGAGCCGATGATTTTTGCGTTCGGCAATCCGACGCGATCGACGGGAAGGTTTCACCGCATTGTGTTCGGGAGCGAACGGAACCGCTGGTCGCACCGTGCGATCGACTCCCGTCAGGCCGCGATGACGAACAAGGAACAGATCGCGGAATGGATTCAGGACTACGGCGAGGATTCAGATTTCGTCCGTGTCCGAGTCCGAGGGCTTCCGCCGAAGGCAAGTGATTTGCAGTTCATCGACAGCGAGCGAGTGTACGAAGCCCAGCGGCGCACGGCGGCGTGCTTCGACGACGATCCGCTGGTGGTGGGCGTGGATGTGGCGCGTGGTGGTGCGGACCGCAGCGTGATCCGGTTCCGCCGCGGCGTGGACGCGCGCAGTATTCCGCCGATCCGGATTCCGGGCGAAGAGACGCGCGATGCGATGCGCCTGGTCAACCTGGTGGCCCAAGTCTTGGAGGGTGAGAAGAGCGGCGGGCTGAAGCCGGCGATGGTGTTTATCGACGGTACCGGCATCGGCGGTCCGATCGTGGACAGACTGAAGCAGCTCGGGCATCGCAACGTAGTGGAGATTCAGTTCGGCTGGAAAGCGCCGGATACAAAACACGCCAATATGCGGGCCTGGATGTGGTCGCAGATGAAGGACTGGCTGCAACGCGGTGCGATCGACAAGGATGACAGGCTGGAGATCGATCTGACCGCGCCGGGTTACCACCACGATAAGCAGGACCGTATTGTGTTGGAGGCGAAAGAGGACATGAAGAAGCGCGGCCTTGACTCGCCCGATGACGGTGACGCGCTGGCCCTCACGTTTGCCCAGCCGGTTGGACCAGCGAAGAAGCTGCAGAAAGAGACGTTCGGAGATTTCGGGTACGGCGGCGCCGGCTGGATGGCCTGACCCTTTTAATTCCCGCCATGGAACTCGACAACAGAGTCTGAAGCGCCCGTAAACCGGGCAAACAAAACGCACAGAAAACAGCCGGAACACACCTGCGCAAGCGGGCCGGTTGAAGTGTGCCCATTTCACAAGGAGCAATTCACCATGGACGATCTTCCTCCGATCTGGCCTCCGTTTCCGGATCCTCCGTTCGCGCTGTAGTTCGAGCGGCCTCCTGCGGCAACAGGAGGCCCCACCACATTTGAAAGGTTGTGAATGTTCTTGAAAACTATTTTCTCTTTGGTCATCTTTGCGCTGGCCGCTTTCGCTGGCGAGTACACGGCCACCGTCAGTAATGAGACCTCGAAATCCATCACGGCTGCCACGCATGGGCTTGGCTGCTCGACAAAGCGCATCGGCGTTGCGGTCTACAACTCCAGCGCGGTGCTGATCGACCGTTCGCAATATTCCGTGTCCGGCGATTCCTCGTGCAACATCACGGTCAACTTCTCTGGCTATTTCACCGGCAGCGTGAAGCTGCGCGGTCCCTTCTCTCTCTCCAATCGCTCGGACGACTACGAACCGGCGCACTACGACATTGACGAATCTTCCGAGATCGTTATTTGTCCAAGCTGTGCGGATAACTACTACTCCTACCGCGCCGGCATTGGCGTGATGGAGTACCCCAGGTATTTCAGGTTCACCAACGTTGCCCAGACATCCACGAGAACGGTGCGGGTCTGGATGAAAGACGGCGTGCTCTATTTTGGGATCTCCGCAAGTGTATCCGCCGTTTGCACCTCGTCGCAGGGCGACTGCGTGGTGCAGACCGGCGTTTCCGCTTTTCCTGACAACGGCGAGTTCCGCATTGCGCAGGGCAACATGACCTACTCGGCGCAGGAACAGAAGCTGCTCTGGACCGACTGGCAGGACCTGCGGAGTTTCTAAAGAAAACCAAATTCGATGATTCGCGTTCTTGTGGCGGCGGCAGCAATGCTTGCCGCCATTCTGCTTTATGCCGCGCGTCCGGACGCGCAGGCGCACCAACTCGCTGACGGAGTACTCGCTCCCCGCTTTCAGGCGGCATTCAACGCCTGGGCGATTGAGCATCCGCGCGACCGCGAGGGTCACGCATGGGAGCACACAGAGAAACTGGACGCGGGCGACTGGAAACGCTGGCGCGAAGTTCGCGAGAGCTTCAAGCGGCTGGATGAGGCCATGAAGCAGGCGGGCTACTGATGATCTTCGACGCCTGGGGCAACGAGTGGGAGCGGCCAAGGGCGAAGTTTGGATTTCCCAAACCAACAGAAAAGGAAAAGACAAGTGAACAAGTACAGAACAGTGACGTGCGTGATCGCCGTGGGGATGCTGTCGAGCATCGCCGGCGCGATGGTGTTCGGCTCGCTGGCGAGCCATCACGCCCTGCCCTATTACCAGACGGTGGAGCGGTACAAGGAACTGACGGGTAAGACGGCACCGGCTTACGATCAGGCGTACCCCGGCAAAGCATGGGAAGATCCCAATCCGCCTTCGCAGGCCTGCACCACGATCGGGCAGACCGGCTGTGTGGACGAAGAGGGCAACGCGATGTATCTCGGCCTTGCGCTCGGCAAGGACGGCAAGACGCCATTGGTGCGCGATGGCAAGCCCTACCTCAAGGCGTTCAAGGTTCCACTGGCGATCGCGGCGCGTGTGAACATCGCGCCGAAGTACTTCGATCGCAACATCCCCGACATTCCGCAGCCGATGGGCGAGTATCAGGTTCCGTTGCGCCCGCTGGCCGATGACGAGGAATTCGCGTTCGGGTTTGGCGGAATCCCCAAGGTGCAGAAGAAAGCGGCGGCTGCAGCGCCCGCATCCGGAGCGCCGGCTGCAAGTGACGAGTTGGTGAAGCGGCTGACGGACCTCATCGAGTTGCTGACGCAGAAAGTGGACCTGCTGATCGCGACAAGCGGGAAGTAGTGCCAGCGGGGGCCTGGACAACCTCCGCGAACCTCCAAGGCGTGCAATGCGGCGCGGGTTTCGACTCGCGCCGTTTGCATTTCGAAACAGTGCAGACGTCTGCGAAAGGGACACACCGGCATGAGCCAGATGAAAGCGAAAGCAAAACCGTTCGACGACGGACGGTTGAGCATCGTTCGGTTGGCGAGACAAATTCCGGACCAGGAGGCGCTTGACATGGCCTTGTACGGTTTCTCTCCGCCCGAGCGAGTACTGCTGGTCGAGAGCCTCACGCCTCATCTGTCCTTCACTCCACGACGACGGGACCAAGCATGACGCACGAAGAGATTCTGAAGCAGGCGCTGGAGCATTGGCGCGAATGCACCGAAGATCCGGCTGAACGCGAGAACCGCAAAAACGGAAAAGAAGATGCGAAGTTCGCAGATGGTGACCAGTGGGACCCCGCCGTGAAAACGGCGAGGGAACTGGCGAACCGGCCAGCGCTCACGTTCAATCGCATGGAGGGCTTCCTCCACCAGGTGGAGAACGAAGTGCGCCAGAACCGCACCGAGATCAAGATTTCCCCAGTGGACAGCGCGGTCGACAAGGACACGGCTGCGGTGGACCAGGGGCTTGTCCGTCAGATACAACACGACTCGCGTGCCGATGCCGCGACGACGGCCGCGTTCGAAGAGGCATGCCGTACCGGACTCGGTGCGTTCACGCTGTCCGCGCGCTACGTGGGGGACGACAGCTTCGATCAGGAGTTGGTCGTGCGGCAGATTCCGGACGCGATCAACCGCTGCTGGTTCGACACGCTGACGAAAGATCCGGATCGCGCGGACATGCGGTTTGCGTTTGAAGTGGACCTGCTCTCTAAGGAAAACTTCAAGGCGCAGTTTCCCGATTCAGAATCGTCAACGTCCAATTTTTGGGACAACGGGTTCGGCAACTTTGCCCATGACTGGATCTCTGAGAGCGGCGTCCGAGTCGCCAACTACTGGTACATCGAGACCAAACGGCGCAAACTGCTGCAACTGAACTCGGGCCAGACCGTGTTCGCGGATGAAGCCGGCGAACTGCCGGAAGGTGTCACCGTCGTGCGAGACCGCATGGTTGCGGTGAAGCAGGTGAAGTGCGCCAAGATCAACGGCCAGGAAGTGCTCGATGAATACGAGTGGCCCGGTAAGACCATTCCGGTATTCCTGATCGTGGGCAAGGAGCGGTACGTCGAAGGCCTGCGCAAACGGAAGAGTCTGATCTACGGCGCGAAGGATGGGCAGCGGCTGCTGAACGCATACCGTTCTGGCGAAGCGGAGCTGATCGGCCTCGCGCCGAAAACACCCTTCATTGCGGCGGAAGGCCAACTCGAAGGGTATGAGCACCTGTGGAAGACGGCGAACACCGTGCCGTATGCGGTGCTGCCTTACAAGCCGCTGACTGTTGGGGGTCAGGTTGTTCCTCCTCCCCAGCGGAACGTGTACGAGCCGCCGATCCAGGCGCTCTCGCTCGGCGCGGCGCAGGTGATTGATGAGATGAAGGCCGCGGTCAGCATGTACGACGCGAGCCTGGGCGCCAGGTCGAACGAGACGAGCGGGGTAGCGATCCGCCAGCGGCAAGCGGAAGGCGACTTAGCGAACTACCACTTCATCGACAACTACAAACGGGCGCTGGACGCATGCGGCCGCGCCATTGTCGAGGTGAAGCCGTACTACTACGACACGCCTCGCACGATCCAGATTTTGGGCGAGGACGAAACGGAGCGGGTGGTGCGAGTGAACGAACAGTACGTGGACGAGAAGGGCATCAAGCGTCTCTATCCGATCGCGGATACCAAGTACAACGTGCGCATCAGCACGGCTCCGGCGTACACCACGCAGCGGCAAGAGGCGATGGCGCAGATGAGCGAGTACGCGCGGGCGTGGCCGCAACTCCTGCAAATCGCAGGTGACATCATCTTCCGCAACTCGGATATGCCCGGTGCGGATCAGCTCGCCGAGCGGATCAAGAAGACGCTCGATCCGAAGCTGACTAGTGAAGACCAACAGGGGCCCAAGATTCCGCCACAGGTGCAGGCGCAAATGGAGCAGCTTGCGCAGATGAACGAGCAACTGACACAGGCCCTGACGGAAGCGACGAACGATTTGAACACGCGGCGGCTGGAGATCGAGAGCCGGGAGCGGATCGCCACACTGCAGGTGCAGGCAAAGCTGATGGAGACCCAAGCGAAGATCGGATCCCAGGAAGCGCTGGAGTTGCTGCGACAGGAGATCGCGGCGATCGGAGCGCGGCTGAACCAGCTCCGCGCAGACGAGCCGATCGAAGAGCCTCCAACGGAGTAACCCAAAGAGATTTTTCAAAGACGCTGCTGTGCTCCTTCGCGGAGTTGGCGGCGATGACCTGCGCCTACGGGCGGGCGCGTACAAAGCACCCGGACACAAATCCATTGGAGAGCCAATGACTGAAACACAAGCAGTAGAGCAGACTGTCGAGACGCCGGCATTACCCGATGACTTCGAGGCATTCGAAGCGGTGCGCCGGGGAGTCAAGACAGAACAGTCCGCGTCCGTGGCCACTGCCGAGCAGAAAACGGAGCAGAAGGCTGAAACTGCCGTCGAATCGGAAGCGACGGACGACACGGGAGAAGGGCAGGAAGACGAGCAGGCTGGCCAGCCCAAAAAAGGAAAGGGCGGCTTTCAAAGAAAGATCGACAGGCTTACCCGCGAAAAATACGAATTGGAGGCAAAGCTTCAGGCTGCGTTGGCGAAACCCGCTGGCGGCGAGAAGCCGGAACCTGCCGCTGCTGCTGCGAATGACGGGAAGCCGCAGGCGGAAAACTTCGATACGCACGACGAGTACGTCGAAGCCCTGGTCGATTGGAAAGCGAATCAGCGCGAGGCGGCTAAACGCGAGCAGGAGCAGCGAGACAGCGAAACCAAGAAGCAACAGGCCACGGTCGATAGCTGGAACCAGCGGGTAGAGGCTGCGCGCAAGGCGCATGCTGATTACGACGACGTGATGGCCGATGCCGATGTGGAGTTGCCTCCGCTTGTGGTCGATGCGCTGATGGACTCAGACCACGGCGGCGAACTGGCCTATTGGCTGGCATCCAACCGTGAAGAGGCCGAGCGCATCGCGAAGCTTTCGCCTGTCGCGGCTGTCCGCAAATTGGGCGAGATCGAAGCCGGGCTCAGGAGCACTCCTTCCTCTCCACAACCGAAACCAGTTACGAAAGCGCCGAAGCCGGTGACTCCGGTGGCGGCTGGCACGGCCAGTCCGGTGCCCTCGTCCTCCGACCTGGACACTGATGATTTTGCCGCCTACGAGCAGGCCAGACGGCGCACCAAAAAATAAGCAGGTGACAATTGGCTAATACGATTCTCACTCCGCAAATGCTCAGCAACGAGCTGTTGATGCGGATGAAAAACAATCTCGGCTTCGCAGCGGGCATGGATAGCTACTGGGAAGACAGCTTCGCTCAAAGGGAAGCGAAGATTGGTGACAAGATCAACCTCCGGGTGCCGGTGCGTTTTGAAGCGAGCGACGGAGCGGCGCTGGTGGAGCAGGACGTGGAAGAGCGCGATGTGGAATTGCGGATCTCTTACCACAAGCACACCGCGTTCGCCTTCCCTCAGCGCGACCTGACGCTAAGCATCGACAACTTTGCCGAGAAGTATTTGGATTCGGCATCCGTCACGCTCGCGAATGCGTACGACGTTGCCGCTCTCGATTTCTGCTATAAGCGCACGTACAACGTGGTCGGCTCGCCGGGAACGATTCCCAGTGCAATCAAAACCTATGCACAGGGCAGCGCCAAGTTGAATATGGGCGGCTGTCCGATTGATGACAAGCGGACGCTGGTGATCGATTCGAACATGCAGGTGGAGATTGTCGACGCGGTAAAAGGACTCTTCAACGGACAGAAGGAGATCTCCGATCAGTACCGCAAGGGCCGCATGGGCTTTGCCTACGGCATGAACTGGGTCGAGGATCAGAACGTCCGTACTCACGCAGTCGGCGCGCTTGGCGGAACTCCGCTGGTGAACGGCGCCGGCCAGACCGGATCCAGCCTCATCACGGACGGTTGGACGGCTCAAGCGGCAACCCGACTGAAGGAAGGCGACGTCTTCACCATCGCGGGCGTGTATGCCGTGAATCCTGTCAGCGGCGATACGCTGGCGCATCTGAAGCAGCACGTTGTGGCGGCGGATGGCGCAAGCGACGGATCGGGCAACATGACCATCTCTCTGCGGTACCCGATCATCACCAGCGGGCCGTACAAGAATTGCTCGGCCGTTCCGGCGGACAATGCAGCTCTCACTATCGTTGGCGCAGCTAGCACCCTGACACCGCAGGGAATCGTCTTCCACAAGAAGGCGTTTTGCAAGGCCGCTATTCCCTTCCAGTTGCCCGGAGGCGTGCAGATGGCGGCGCGGTCGATCGACAAGCAGAGCGGGCTGTCGCTCTCGATCGTGCAGCAGTACGACATCAAGTCGCACAAGACCTTCACTCGTGTGGATACGATGTTCGGCTTTGCCGTGCCGATCCCCGAGTGGGCTTGCCGCGTTGCCAGCTAAGCAGGGCTGGGGGACTTTTCAGCACACAAGGGAACCTGAACTTTCAACACAAGGGAACCAAAATGAACTTCTTCACTATCGCAGCCTTGCTGCTTGCTTCTCTCGCTGGTCTGGCCTCCGGCCAGACCGCGATGACAACTACGACGCTTGCCGCCGCAACCGGCGCAAGCGATCTCACTATCAGCGTGGCCAGCGCGACGGGTATGACTGCTCGTTCGCTCGGCACCGTGTCGATGCTCTACGTGGACCGCGAAGCGATGCGGGTGACCACCGTCAACGGCACCGTGATCGGTGTCGAGCGCGGAACTGATGGCACGCGTCCCACCGCGCATCTCTCGGGCGCGAAGGTCTTCGTCGGGCCTCCGGCCGCGTTCTATCTCTCCACTCCATCTGGGTCCTGCGCGTCAACCACGGAGGCGTATCTGCCTCGTGTCGTCGTCGCGACGGGCGAGATCTGGAATTGCGTGGACAGTGTTTGGCGCGCCTATCGGGGTTCATACACCAACGTCGGGACACCGAACACGGGCGTTACCGCACAGGAAATGGGCGACGACAAGTACCACGTGACCAAGCTCACGTTCACCGATCTCAGTGTCGGCGCCGCAACCGGCGCGGCAAACCTGGCTGTCGGCAAGCTCCTCTACACATTGCCTGCCGGCGCGATCGTCGTGAAGGCTGCGTATATGAGCGTCGCCTTGACCGGGGCTGGCTCGACGATTGATGCCGATACGCCCGATGTGGGCATCGGTACGACCATCGGGAGCGGCGTTGTCGCGGTGCTCGGCGGCACGGCGGCTTTCGAGGACATCATCACCGGCCAGACTGCAGCCGACGTGAATGGCACTGCGACAACCAAGACGATCAGCAATCAGATCCTCACGATCGAGGCCGCTGGCGCACATACCGTGCATCTGAACGTTGCGGACGGCTGGGCCGGAGCGGCGGCGTTCACCGGCACTGGAACTGTGGTTCTTGAGTGGGTGCTACTGCAGTAACGGCCTTCTGAACGAAGGTGCAGTAGTGTTCCATTTACTACTCAATCTCCAAACTCTGGGAGCGGCTTTCGGGGCCGCTCCCTATTTTTTGAAAGAACACCATGAACTCATATCCAAGCTGGCGTTATCACCGCACCGAGAGGGCGGTGATCGTGAATGATCCCGCGGAGGAAGCGGCGCTCGGGCCGGGCTGGGCCGATACGCCGGCAGCTTTCAGTGAGCCACGGATCAACACGGATGAACGCGGATACCGACTGACCGTGCCCCAACTGTGGCACATGCAGCCGTATCAGCCTGATCCGCTCGTTGAGCAGATCGACGGCTTTCTGCAGGAAGTCGGGGATCGCGCAGTGAAGCCGCCGACACGAGCGGAGCGGCGCGCGGCCGCGAGGGCTGCGAAGGAAGCGAAGTAAGAACATGACCGGACAGCAACTGATTGACCGGGCGTTGCGGCTGATTGACCAACTGCCGACCGGCTACACGGCGTCGGCAGCCGACAGCGCGGCGTGCTTGGCGAGCCTCAACGAAATGCTCAGCCTGTGGAGCGCGGAACTGGTGATGGTCTACCAGATCTCCGAGGATCAGGTGACGTTGGACGGCGCGGAAAACTACTCGTGGGGTCCCGCTTCCGATCTCACGTCGACGCCTCCACTGAAGCTGCTGAGTGCGAAGACGATTCGCGCCGAAGTCAGCATGCCGGCGAAGATTCTGAAAACGATCGACGAGTTCAACGCCATCCTCGACCGCTCGGCAACCGGGCACTTTGTAGAGCAGATCTTCTACGATCGCGGCCTGCCCACCTGCATTCTGCGGACATGGCCGCTGGTGACATCATCCACGCTGCAACTGTACGGGCTCAAGCCGCTCTCGACCATCAGCGCACTGGGTGACACGATCGTGGTGCCGGATCAGTATCTGCACGCCGTAATTCACAACCTCGCGGTTCGTGTGGCTCCGGACTTTCGCCGTGCGGTACCGGAGCTTGTCCTCAAAGAGGCCGCGACGTCGAAGGCGGCGATCGCCGGGCTGAACGTTGAAGTGCTCGGACTCGGAGGCACACAGCAATGACAGTGCAGCAGCTAATCGAAAGCAGCATGCGGCTGCTGGGAATCCTCGCGTCAGGAGAGAGCGCCTCGTCGCAAGAGCGCGATGACGGGCTGATCGTGTTGAACCAACTCCTGTCGAGTTGGAGCGCCGGCGGGCTGGCGATCCCGTACAAGTCGACGGAAGCCCTCTCGCTGACCGGAGCAGCTACGTACACGATCGGCACGGGGCAAACGTTTAATACTCCTCGACCGCTGGTGGTGACGGCGGCGGCGGTAGTGGTTGGCGGGGTCACCGCGGGCGTCAGGGTGGTGGATGACAACGAGTGGCTTGCCACTCGCGATTTCAACCGGGCCGGCAAGTTCGCGGAGATTCTTTTCTACAACGTGGAGTCGGTGACTGTCGGGCGCATCAGCCTGTGGCCGACGCCGGCGAACGGCGGATCACTGAGCCTGTACAGTCTGAAGGCGCTGACCGCGTTTTCCGCTCTGTCGGATAACATCTCGCTGCCGCCCGGCTACGAACGCGCACTGCGCAATGCGCTGGCGATCGAGCTTGCTCCGGAGTTCGGGCGATCGACGAAGGGCATTGCCGAACTTGATGGTGATGCGAAGGGAGCGATCTTCGGCCTGAACGCGCGAGTACTCGGCCATCCGGCTGAACCCGCTGCTCCTGTTGAGGAGGCAGAGTGACCGTACAGGGACTGATTACGCAGAGCCTGCGACTCGCCGGTGTGCAGCTCCGCGCGGGACGCACGGCGAACGCCGACGTTCTCGCGGAATCGCTGTCGGTGCTGAACACGATGCTCGACAGTTGGAACACGGAACGGCTGATCGTGTACACGATCACGCGAACGGAATGGGCGCTGTCGGCGGCCGCGAGTTACACGCTGGGCCCGGACGGTGATCTGAACGGCGTGCGGCCGGTGCGGATCGAGAACGCCGGCACCCTCGATACCGATGGCAATGAGACGCCGATCGCGGTGAGCCGAGATGCCGGCGACTGGGCAGCGGTGCGCTCAAAAGCTCTCACATCATCCGAACCTTGCGCGTTGTACGACGATCGCTCCTTCCCTTTGACGACGCTGCATCTGTGGCCAGTGCCCACCGCGGCGCTGACGCTGGTGCTCTACACGTGGACGCCGCTGAGTGCCTACGGTGCGCTGTCGGACACGGTGAGCCTTCCGCCTGGCTACCTGAAGGCAGTGCAGTACAACCTCGCTGTTGAGTTGAGCCTGATGCCTCAGTTTGTCAGCGTGCCAATGAAGCCGCTTGTCATCGACATCGCCAGAGAAAGCAAGGCTTCGATCAAGCGCGTGAACATGGTTCACCCGGTTCTCACGTGCGATGCGGCGATGGTCAACATGGGTGATTGCACGATGTACGACATCCGACTCGGAGACTACAAGTGAAGTTCGAGGGTTTCGTTGGGCCGAGCTACGCGATGTCGTCGCTGGCTGCCGATGCGCAGCGGGCGATCAATCTCTATCCGGAGATCGTGGAGAGCGGAAGCGGCAAGGCGAAGTTGGTGTATCGGACCACGCCTGGGCTGACCGTGTGGGCCACGCTGCCACAGACGCCCGTGCGAGGCCTGTGGAGCGGCGGCGGGCGGTTCCTGGCCGTTGGGGGCAGCAAGCTGTACACCGTCTCCTCAGATGGGCTGATAGTGACGGAAAAGGGCGATGTGGGAGACGATGCGACGCACACGCCTGTCACGATGGATTCGAACACCGCGGGTGAGATCTTCATCGTCTCTGCAGGTAATGCGTACATCTACGACGGCTCAACGGTGGCCAGCGTCCCGGTGCCGGCAGATCCCGGTGTGTCTGCCCTGCTCCCAGGCGGGCAGGACGACACCGCGCGAACCGGCACTTTCATCGGTCAGTACTTCGTGGCGGCGAAGGAAGGCAGCAAGCAGTTCTGTCTCTCCGGACTGAATGACGGCCTCACCTGGGACGCGCTCGACGTCGCCTACAAAGAGGGGCAGGCCGACAACATCTCGCGCGTGATCTCGACGTTCGAGGAACTGGCCGTGCTCGGCTATGAGACGAGCGAGTTCTGGAGCGCTGACGGCGCCGCGGACTTTCCGTTCCGCCGCCTCACCATGGGCGCGATCCCGATTGGATGCGGCGCGAGTTGGAGCGCAATCAATCTGCCTGGGGCGAACGGGCTGGCATGGCTCGGCAGCGATACGCACGGCGGGCCGGTGGCATACCGGGCACGGGGCTTCCAGCCGGAGCGGCTCTCGACACACGCGATCGAGCAGGCATGGCGCGGCTACTCGAATTGGTCCGATGCAATCAGTTGGGGCTACACCGAGGACGGGCATTCGTTCTGGGTGCTGACGTTTCCGACAGGCAACGCAACCTGGGTGTTCGACATCGCGACGAAGCTCTGGCATGAGCGGGCATTCTGGAATGGCTCGTCACTGGAACGCCACCGCGGGCGCTGCCACACCTACTGCTTCGATAAGCACCTGGTGGGCGATCACACGTCGGGCAAGATCTACTCCATGACCCAAGGCCAGAACACTGATGACGGCACAGTCATCAGGCGGATTCGGACGGCGCCGCACATCGCGGATGAGGATAAGCAGGTTGCGCATTACCGCTTCGCGCTGGATGTGGATGATGCGTCGGGCAACCACACGACGTGCACGCTGGAGTGGAGCAACAACAACGGCGCAAGCTGGAGCACAGGCGTAGTGCCATCAACGAACAGTGCGCTGACGGGCAAGCTACGGCGGATGGTGTGGCGGCGGCTCGGCATGGCGCGCGACCGGCTGTATCGCGTGACGTTCAACCAGAACGTAGCGGTGGCCATCATCGGCGCTTATCTCGATCTGGAAGGTGAGGCGTGACGACGACAACGCGGCGCGTACCGATTCAGACTCGCGTCTTCGATGAGTCTGGCAATATCACGCGCACCTGGGCGCTGTTCTTCGAGAGCCTGAATGCGGCAGTGGATAGCAGCGTTGGCGCGGTCATCACGCTGCACGTCGACGGGACGCTGGCGATCGGCAGCGAGATGGCTCCCATCGCCGCACTGCTGTCGAGCCGGAGGCCGACTGCGGTATCGGCGTTTGTCACCGAGCCGAGCGTGGGCGATGACATCGTGATCTCTATCACCGCCGATGGCGTCGAATGGCTGGAACTAACGATCACTGAAGGAGATGTATCGGTGAGTGCGGCGGCGGCTGACATCGTGAGTGCCGGCGCACTGCCGGCGAACAAGCCGATCGGGCTGGATATTACTGGTGTCGGCATCGGCACGCCTTCGTTCCCTGGCGCAAACCTGACCGTGATTCTGTACTTCTGATGTCCGAGACGATTTGCAAGCTCCAGCCGAACCGCACGATGCATCTGCGCGGGTTCGACGATCGCGGCGCTGCAGCCGCCATGCACAGTGCCACTGCGGACAGCTTCATCGTCGAAGGCGTGTTTCGCGATGCGGCGGATTTCTGTGTGCTGATCGTTTACGATGCTGATGACTACTTCGGTCATCCGCGGCACAAGTATCTGCCGAGCTTCAGCTTCGAGGACATCGTTCTCACGTTCGATGTGAAGTACACCAACCTGCGCGCGCTGGATTCCGCGCTGTATCCCTCGATCGACTGGCCGTATCTCGATGTGATCAAGAGTGACGGCAGTACGGCGCAGATCCGTCTCAGCGATCACTTCATCGCAGGCGCTGCTGTGGGCTGGCAGCGGATCGAGTTGGACTTCACGGCCCTCGCGATCGACAGCGTACGCCAGATGTGGCTCACGTTCGCTCCAGCGCCCACGGCAGGCGTTGCGTATGCGGGCGCGGAGTGGAAAGCGGAGTTCGACAACTGGACCGTGAGTGATCCATCGTCGCACCGGGCATTGAAGGTCGCGGGGCCGAACTCGGTGCGCGTCGACAGCCGCGATGCTTGGACTTCGTACAGCGGGGCGAGTTGGGCGATGGAGGCCTCCGGACAGGCGGGCGGCACGGGCTGGTTCAACCACGGGTTCGCAAAGCGCATGGTAACGATCGGCGACAAAGTGACGATCAAGTACCACTGCCACGCCACGCACAATCTCTATCTGGGCACGTCGCTCTACAGCGACCGCGGCAAGGTGATTGTGAAACTGGATGGGGCCACGCTCTCTCCGTTCGATGCGTATTTGAACGTCTCGACGCCTCTGGTGACCAGGCGCGCGATCGCCACCAGCGTGGCAGCCGGGGCGCACACGGTGGAGCTGACGCTGGACACGAAGCACGCCAGCAGTTCGAACTACTATTTCTATTTCGACTTCATTGAGGCCGCAGTGGAAAGCGATGTTCCGGACGCGCTGCCCGAACAGATGAATGTGACGGCGGCGATCGACTACGGCACGGACCACGGCTACAAGCTTTCACCCGCGCGGCTGCTGTGGATGCAGGATCAGCTTGGCCTGGCGGGAGAGTTGAACGTCTACGTGTCCGTGTTCTGGTGGAACCAGCGGAAGAACACGACTCGCAGCATCCCCACGGCCACAGTGACGATACCCGGCGCTGGTGTAGTTGCGGGGAACAACGTGTTCATTGACGTCAGCGGTTCACCCTTCGGCCACTTCGTCGTGGGCGGCGACACGGACGCGACCGTTGCGGCGGCGATCGCCGCGGCGGTGAATGCGACCGCGGTGGGCGTGTGGGCGAGCAGCTCCGGCGCGGACGTGATCGTCACGAACCGCAGCGCGACTTACTCGTTCGTCCTGACTGCGTGGTACGAGACTCCTGCAGGAGGAACGGTTACGACGATCACGCCAAGCGGTTCGCTCTCCGGAGGGAGCGCCGGGACCTGGGACATTGATGAGACCATTACGCCCACACTGAACATCGCGGCGAGGATGTGGCTGGCCGATTTGCTGAGCGAGTGTGCGGCGCGATCGCGCGGCGTGACACTCGCCTATTCGCTGGAATTGCTGAACCCGCCCTCGGCCTGGGCAAGCCGGTTCGATGACGGAACTGCCGTCACTACAGCAACCGGATTCGGCAGCAACGCGACGACGCATTGCGCAATCGGCAACCTGGACTTCATCGACTATCAGAAGAGTATTTATTTAGAGACGGCGGCGTTGATGGATGCCGCGGGCCTGCCGATCAGACTGCAATTCGGCGAGTTCTGCTGGTGGTATTTCGCCGGGGGATCGCCGGCGTCGATGGCATACTATGACAGTGAAACGGAAGCTGCCGCGGCGACCGCCCTCGGTCGCTCTCTCGCCTTATTCGACTCACCCGACGATGATCCGTCCGTCAACAGCTACGACGACGCGGACTTCCTCGCCAACCGGCTCTACTCGCACATTACGGTAATACGGGATTACGTCATTGCGACTTACCCGCTTGCTGTGTTCGAATGCCTGCTGCCGGTTGACGTGAACTACCCGACTCCGATCGGACCACACAGCATTGGTGGACGATTGAACCGCCACGTGAACATTCCGGATTCGTTTCTCGATCCAGCATCGGCGCCGTTCGATCTGTTGAAGGTGGAAGCCCTCGATTTCGGAAAGAGCGCGCGGAGCTGGCAGCTTCAGAAGTTTGCCATCGACTGGGGATTCGAAGAAGGGACGTGGCCTAAACCGTCACTGCGGTATCTGCTGCCGATCTATGACGGCGGCTGCCCGTGGGAGCGGGAGTATCGGGGCGCGGTGGATGCGGGGATTCCGCTAGTGGTGTTGTTTTCGTTTGATCACATCTGCCTGATGAACTGGCCGATGCCGCTGCCCTAAGACTCGATCCACGCCTTGTACTCGATGCGTTGCCAAGCATCGTTGTACTGCCGTTCGATCATGCGGAGGAAGCGCAGATTCAGGCGTAGGTGGCCCAGCCGTGCCTGCACTATGGCTGCTGTAAGCTCTGGCGAACAGAGGAGTGAGCGGCTCGGCGGAATCGATATCAGCTTTGCACCCGGCCTCCACAGCAGCTTGTCGGGATCGGGTGCAACCAGCGCGGCGGCGAGTGTGAAGAGAAGAGAGCGGCGCGTCATAGCTCGATTTTAAAGCGAGCGCACTGCCATTTACGAAGGAATTAAGGGGAAATCTTATGTGGGAACAATTGATTCCCGCCGCAATCGGCGGCGTCACGAGTTTGATCAACGGCCGCAATCAGGCGCGGGCGGCGCGCGAAGCCGCGGCGCGGCAAGCTGCTGCCGCGCGGGAAGCTGGCCGTCTGTCGAGTATCGCGGGACAGAACGCAGCCGCGGCGCTGGATGCCGAGGGCGAGCGATCGAGCGCGGCGATTGGCGAGGCCTCCGAGACCGCGGCGCAGGGCGTGACGAACGCGGGCCGCGATGCGGCTGCTGGATTCCGGGTCTCGACCGATGAGGCGAACGCGCTGTTGCGGCAAGTGTACGGCGATGCGTTCGATCAACTCGCTCCGTATCGCGAGGGCGGCACGCAAGCGTTCACGACGCTTTCGCAACTGGCCGGACCTGGCGGCGAGTTCAACCGTTCCTTCACCGCACAGGACCTGGAGATGGACCCCGGTTACCAGTTCCGTCTTGCCGAGGGACAGAAGGCGCTGGAGCGCTCCGCGGCCGCGCGGGGATCTCTGCAAAGCGGCGGCACGCTGAAAGCTCTCACACGCTACGCCCAGGGTGTGGCGAGTGACGAGTACGGCAAGGCCTTCGACCGCTTCACGAAAGATCGGGCTGACCGCTTTACCATGCTGTCGAGTCTCGCCGGAGTGGGCCTCCGCGCAACGGAGGGCGGCATCAACGCCGCGGAGAACTACGGCAACCGGGCCGCGGCGAACGAAGTGGCTGCGGGTGAGTACGGCGGCAACATGACATATCGCAGCAACGCCGATGCCGGCGAGTTGCGGGTGCGCGGTACCGACACTGGAAACCGCTATCGTCTGAGCACGGTTGGTGACGCGGGCCGGATTCGCGTGAACGCGGCGGCGCAGGAAGGCGCGGCAATCACGGATGCAGCGGACGCGGAAGCGGCGGGCATTGTCGGATCTTCGAACGCCTGGGGGCGGACGCTCGGCCAACTTGGACAACTCGGACAGAGCGCGGCATCCACATGGCTGCGTCCACAGACCGCAGCTCCAGCACGGCGCGTCATCACGCCGCGATTCGACGGTTCGCACGGGTAAGGGAGAAACGACAATGCCTATCAATCCATCAATTCCGCTGTCCGGTGTGGCAGGACCTGGGCCGCTCTTGCCTCAGGATCTGGAGCAGAAGCGCCTCACGCTGAGAAACCTCGCGAGGCAGGAAGGCCTGGACGGACAGCAGAGCCGGTTGAACGAGCAGCGCATCGACTCCAATGACCTCGCGATGCAGCAGCAGCAGGACACGATCGGACGCGCCACACGTGTGCGTGACATCGTTGCACGCACAGGCGGCAACCTGGATGCGAAAGCGATCGCTGAGATTCGCTCCATTGATCCGGGGGCCGCGGATGCTTTTGAACAGCGGGCGCACCAGCAGTGGAAGCGGAACGCGGATCGCAACGATTACCTGATCTCCGCGCTTGAGCCATTGGCGGGCGAGGAAGATCCGGCAAAGTTCGGCGCACAGTACAAAGTGCAGCGGGCGCGGCTGCTGGCATCAAAACTGTTCGGCGAGGATGAGATCGAGCCGGAGATGACACGGGAGCAACTCATGGGGATGCTGCCGCCCGAGGCGCAGCAGAAGCTCCGCGAGATGGTTCCACTGCCGAAATATCTTGCCGAGGCAACAGGCATTCCAGCGGGCACGAAGATGTCCGCGGCGCGACTCGAAGGACTGATGCGGGCACATGCGTATCAGGAGAACGCGGACAGCCTGGCGGAACAGCGGAAGAATCCAAAGCCGTCTTCCACGCAGCTTCTGACGAACGAGGATGGAACCATGTCGGCAGTGCAGGTGATGCCCGATGGCAAGGTGAAGGTAACGCCTGTAGAAGGCGTGAAGCCACAGAAGAAGACGGAGCGGCCGGCGTCGACGCAACTGATGACGGATGACGATGGAAACGTCACAGCGGTGCAGGTGATGAGTGATGGCACCGTGCGATCGCAGCCTGTCAGCGGCGTGAAGGGCAAAACGCGATTGAGCGACATCGGTGGCGAGGACGCGAACAAGAAACGGCTGGAGACATTGCGGCAAGAAGAGATCCGGCTGGAGAAAGAAGAGCGGACGCTGGGCGCGAAACGCGCGGAGATCGGCGCTTCCACGACCAGCGGCAAGATCATGCGGCAAGGCAAAGAGCAGGACCTGACGGCGACGGATCGCGCGAGGCTCGATGCCGACTACAAAGCCGCCGACAAGCGTTGGAACGAATTGCAGACGCGCAAGCAGCAGATCGCTGATGAACGCGCTGCGCTGAAGGGCACGGCACCAGCTACGGCATTCGCCACCGCTCCGGCAAAGGGCGGCGGGCCGAGAGTCACTGTGCGGCTGCCGAACGGTAAGTACATGACGGGCACGAAGGCGCAGATCGACGCCTTCGCGAAAGAAGCGGGCCTTTCCCTCCAGTAAAGAAACGAGAATCCAGTGCCAGTTAAAGACCTCGACGCGCTTGCGCGTAAGCACGGGCTTGCGCTCTCTGACCAGCCGCCCGCTCCGGACTTCGATGAGTTGGCAAAGAAGCACGGGCTTGAAGTGTCGGACACGGCGCCGATGGAGTTACCGAACCTGCCGGGGCCTCCGCAACCGGACATGCAGACCGTGTTCGATCCGCTTTCACCAGCGGCATACGGCGGCGCTGCGCTGAATGCGGGCAAGCAGACCCTTTCGCGCCTGGCGAAGTTCCCCGGCGAACTGATGCAGGCGGGCGTGCCGATCGCGGCGGCGATCGAGGATGAGTCTTCCTATGGCACGAAGCTCGGGGACGTGGTGGCGAAGCCGGGAGACCGTGCAGCAGACGGCACGATCACGCCTCGCGATCCGATCACGGAGTCTGCGCGATCGCTGGCGAAGGCGATCGGCATGAGCGCGTTCGGCTGGAACAAGATGAGCGGCGGGCGCGTGGCTTCGACGCTGCGCACCATCGCACAGAAGGGCGAGCAACTCAACGAATGGATCGGCGATACCGACTGGGATAAGAAGTTCAGCGGCCGCACGTGGCAGACTGACCCAACTGTCCGCACCGATCCCGAATACTGGGCGCACACGGTAGCCGATGGGCTCGGCAGCATTGCCGGGTTCTTCGCGGCGGGTAAGCTGCTCCCAGGCGGGCGGGCCGCTGGCGAACGCGCGGCCGCTGCCGTGGATGCGAGTCTCGTGAACGCTGTGGGCAAGTTGCAGGCGGCACGGCCTGTGTTGGTGGAGATGGCCGGGGCCGCGCCCGGTACCGCGGTGAGTTCAGGCCTCGAGGCGCTAGTCGACGCGAGTGATGGATACGCCGCGGCGATCAGGGATCATAAGGCGACTCCAGAGCAGGCGTGGAACGTGTTCGCTCAAACCCTGCGCGAAGAAGCGCCGGCCACCTTCCTGACCAACCTCGCGGGTGTGTACTCGCCGCGGCGGCGCATGCTGAACGCTGCGCTCGATCCCGCGATGGAAGGCGCACAGGAAGTCTTACAGGGCGTCATCCAGCGTGGCGCGTTGAACGAACAGACCGGGGCGAACATTCCGCTTTCACAGGGAGTGCCCGAGGAACTCATGGGCGCGATGATTCCGGCTCTGTTGTTCGGGGGGGCCCGGAGTGTGGCCAGCAAGTTCGCGCGGAAGCCAGCACGGCCACAGCAAGCGGATGGCGTGGTGGACGCCGAGTTCGTGGACGTGACACCGCAACAGCCGTTGCAGCTTGAACAGCGCAGTCTGCTGAATGCCGGCACGACACCGGGCAGGCCTGCGCCTGGCGTGCCGCCTCGCGGGTTTATTGAGAAGCCGCCGATCGCGATGCCGGGAGAGACGCCGGCGGACCCGGAGCCGAACGCGCCGTTCGCACGCGAGGGTGTGCAGTTTACGCCGCAACCGGATGGCAGCGTGCGTGGCGTGCAACGGCCTCGCCCGGGCGTGCCGCCTCGCGGACTGCTGGAGCGCGGCGCGATTCCGATGGGACCCGCCTCCGTTGAAACTTCCGCCTCCGCTGAAGCTACGGCGGACCAGACGGCGGGCAAGCCCGCGACGGAACCTGATCAGGCCGTATCAAGTACGGACAAGCCGGATCAAGCCGTATCAGCAGATCTGGAAGCGCTGGCTGCCAAGCACGGGCTGGAGATCTCCGATGCTCCCGAGCGGCGAATGGACCAACTCAACACGGACGCGGTACTCACTCAACTCGACAAGATTTCTGACCGTGAGCGGAAGGTCCAATACATCGTTCGGGAATACGATACGCCACCCGAGGAAGCGCTGGAGTTTGTCGAGGAGCACTATCCGTTGCAGACGTCTGCAAAGCCGGAGCCGGTTGCAGATGTTATAGCACCTGCTGTTGCAGATGAGACCGAGGAGAAAGCCCTGCAGCCCGAGGTATTGGAGAACCCCAGAAAACTGGCCGAGCAAATCGGCGGCCTGGTCAACCGGCTGAAGAGCGCGACAGGAGAGCAAGCGGACCAGCTCGCCAAAGAGATCACGGAGCTTACCGCAACCTACCGGCAATCCACCAGGATTCCGGCCCATGCCGATTTGAAGACGCGCGTGGATGAGTTAAAGCAAGAGGCCGATGATGCCTTGACGATATTCGGCCAGCCCGCCAAGCCGTCACCCAAGGGTGATGCGCCTGTGGTTGACCTGGCGGCGGAACCGGTAACCGACGCACAGGACGAAAAGCCGAAGTACTCTTCGACGCAGGTGAATCTGAGTGGCATCGTCGCGAAGCGAATGGTCGAGGCTGCGGGGCGGATCCCGGAGAAGGACTTGGCAGAGAACGGCCGCGAGAGCGAACCGCACATCACCGTGAAATATGGGCTGCATGGCGATGACGCAGAAGCCGTTCGCAAGCTACTGGCCGATGAGCCGCCTGTGCGCGTGAAGCTCGGTAAGGCTTCGTTCTTCCCGAACGGGGAAAGCGGCAAGGGCGACGTACTGAAGGTGGACGTGGAGTCCGCCGACCTGGCGCGGCTGAACGCGAAGATCGCGGCGGCGCTGCCGAACACCGAGCCCCATCCGGAATACAAGCCGCATGTCACGATCGCCTACCTGCAGCCGGGGCAGGGCGCGAAGCACGCGGGCAAGCCGATACCGGGAGTCAGTGGGCAGGAGATCACGATCGACCGAATCTCGTTTCGGCCGAAGTCGGGCGAGCCGGTGGATATTCCGCTTACCGGAAAAATCCTAGGAGAGAAACCCGCCATAGCGGGCACTACCGTTGTTCCGAAGCTTCCGGCGCCCGCCGAATCACCCGCACCACAATCCGCTTCGTTAGTTCCGCCCGCACCCGCCCCAACAGTCACATCCACGCCGGAAGCAGGGGCTGCTGTAGAAAACAATTCCACTGTCGCGCCTGCATCCGGTCAATCCGGCCAGCAGAAAGATGCTGTCAAAACTGGCGACATCTCAGCGGCGGCGGGCATCTCGGCGGATGAGATTATTCGGCGCGCGGCGGAAGCACTGCGGGCGAAGCGCAATCCCGCCCCTGCGCAGAAACCCCAGACTGCGGCCGCGAAAGAGAAGCGGGCAAGAAAACATCCGATGGCCGCGCTGTGGGCCGATCAGCCTGCCGAGCAGCAGCCCCAGCCAGCGAAGCCTGTGAATCCGCTGAAGGGCAAAGCGGACGAAGCGCGCGCGCGGCTCCGCGCGAAGTATAGCGGTACGCAACTGAACGCCGGCATCGATCCGCAGGATCTGGTTGACCTGGCGACGATCGGCGCGGAGAAAATCCTGGACGGCGCAATCACGTTCCAGCAGTGGGCCAAGCAGATGGCCGTAGATGTTGAGGATTTGTTGCAGTTGATCGCCAAGCATGCCAAGACATCGCGGATCAAGGTGCTGGAACAGGTGTACGAGTACTCGCAGGCTGTGGCGAAACAGTTTGAGAATACCCCTTCGAACGCGGAGGGGATACAGACAAACGTTCAGGACGAGAGCAGCATAGAAGAGGAGCGAAAGACCGATGCCAACCGAGAATCCATTGAAGAAGCAGGCGGACGAAGCTCGCACTCGTCTCCGCGCGAAGATGCACGAAGCAGAGAAGGTGGAAATGACCGCACGAGCGCAGGCGATTCGCCAGCACTGGCTGAGAAACTTTCCGAAGCAGGCGAGAGAGCTGAAGAGGGACGGGACGCTCGACCAGCACGCGGCGGAAGCCGCGGAGAGGGCAAGCGTCGTGATGGATCAGTGCCTGCAAAAGGGCTGGAACTGGCCGATGGCTCACGAGTTGGCGATGGAGGAGTGGAAGAATCCCCCGAACCTGTAACTCTTGATGCCGTCCTGCAGGAAACGGAGAAACGGCAGCCAGTCAGTTCCACTAATGTCGGCAATGCGCGCCTGGAGCGCGACTACCGCATTCCCGATTTGCGAACGGTTGGCGGCTCTCCGGAGAAACGGTTTGAGACGAACCTCGCCGCGATCCGCTTACTGCGGCAACTGGAGCGCGACAACCGTCTTCCCACACGCGAGGAGCAGGACGTTCTTGCCGGTTACGTAGGATGGGGCGCGGTTCCCCAGGTGTTCGCGGCGAACACTCCCGAGTGGAGACAGCGGGACACGCAGCTCCGCGAGCTGCTCTCCGAGGAAGAATACGACCACGCGCGGCGATCGACGACGAACGCGCACTACACCAGCGATGCCGTCGTGAACGCGATGTGGGCAGCGATGGAGCACCTGGGCGCAAAGCCTGGGATGAGTTGGCTGGAGCCTGCCGTTGGCATCGGCAATTTTCTGGGACGCCAGCCGGCAGCGATGCTCGAAGGGGCGCGGCGCGTCGGCCTGGACAAGGACACTGTGACCGGAAAGCTCGCGCAGAAACTGTATCCCGATTCCGGCATCGAAGTAATTCCGTTTGAAAAAGCGGACCTGCCAGCAGACTACTTCGACGGCGCGATTTCGAATGTCCCGTTTGGCGATTTCGGCGTGCATGATCCGGCGTTCAAGGGCAAGAAGTACCTCACCGATCCGATTCACAACTACTTTTTCGCGAAGGCGTTGACCTACGTTCGGCCTGGCGGTGTTGTCGCGTTCGTCACCAGCCGCTACACGATGGACGGGTACGAGAAGGGGCACGTCGATTTCCGCAAGTGGATCGACGGCAAGGCGGACTTTCTGGGGGCCGTGCGCCTGCCGTCGAATGCGTTCATGCAATCGAGCGGGACGCACGTCATCACCGACATCATCTTTCTGCGGCGGCGGCTGCCGGGTGCGGAACCAGCGGGCGAAGCCTGGGCGCGGAGCGAGAGCAGGCTGATTCAGTCTTCCCCCGGAATGATGGGACGGCATCATTCGATCAACGCCTACTACACGAAGCATCCCGAGAATATCCTCGGCAAAGAGAAACTGGTCCGCGGCCAGTTTTCCGCGACCGACTACGGGATCGAAGGAACGCTGACTGAAGAACAGTTGGCCGAGGCCTTCCGTCGCGTGCTGCCGAAGGATGCGTTTCAGCAGCGGACACCCGAAAAGAAGAGCGATCGTCAGCGGGCCGGGGACGTGTCGGGTTCCGCAGACGCCAAAATCGGCGGCTTGTTCTTCGACGACAAAGGGCGGTTGTACCGCCGCGCCTCGCGCGGGGCGGTGGAGCCGGTGGAAACATCGGCGGCGGGAGCGGCGCGGCTGAAGGGGATGATGAATCTCCGCGACACGCTGCTGAAGCTGCTCGATGCGGAGCTGAACGACGGCAAGGCGATGGAGACTTACCGGACGAAGTTGAATCTCGAATACGAGATCTTCGTCAAGAAACACGGCTACCTGTCGTCGCGCGTGAACGCGAAAGAGTTCGATGCCGATCCGGATGCGCCGCTGTTGCAGGCTCTGGAGATGAAGTGGGACGGCAAGACGGCGAAGAAAGCGCCGATCTTCGCCCAGCGGCAGCTTGAACGGGTGAAGCCCGTGGAGAGCGCGGCGGATGCGAAGGATGCACTGTCGGTATCGCTGAATGAGTCGGGCCGGATCGACTGGGAGCGGATGAGCGCTCTGACCGGCAAGACGGTCGAGGAACTCCAGCAGGAACTGAACGGGCTGGTGTTCGAAGATCCGCGGAACAAGACATGGCAGACGGCAGACGAGTACCTCTCCGGCGCCGTGCGCACCAAACTGCGCGAGGCGCGGCAGATCGCGAAGGTGGAGAAACGCTTTGAAGCGAACGTCAAAGCGCTCGAAGCAGTGCAGCCGGAGGATATTCCGCCGAGTCAGATCTTTGCGCGCCTGGGCGTGACGTGGGTACCGAAGGAGATCTACGAGCAGTTCATCCGCGCGGCGGTTGGACTGTCCGCAAGAAACCGCGTGATCGTGGACTACGCGCCGGCACTCGGGCAATGGCGAGTGGAAGCGGCGTTTCATGAACAGACCTCGACCCGCTTCACAACGAAGGATCTGACGACGCACGAGATCATCGACGCGACGATGAACATGCGCCGGTTGAAGGTCTACGACGAAGTGAGGGATGGAGACTCCACACGGCAGGTGCTGAACACGGACGCGACGGCGGCGGCGCAAGCGAAGCAGCAGGAGTTGCAGGAGTTCTTTCAGGAGTGGATCTTCCAGCCGGAACGCGCCGAGGAAATGGCGCGGCTGTACAACGACAAGCACAACGATTTGCGCTTGCGTACTTACGATGGCGGTCATCTCACGCTACCGGGAGCGGTGGCGTCGATCAAGCTGCACCCGCATCAGAAGGCAGCGATCTGGCGAACCCTGACGCAGCGGAACGTGTTACTCGCCCATGCGGTGGGCGCGGGCAAGACTTACGAGATGATCGCCGCGGGCATGGAACTGAAACGCATGGGACTGGTGAAGCGGCCCATGTATGTTGTGCCCAATCAGACTCTCTCCGGATGGCAGGAGCAGTTTGCGGCGCTGTATCCCCAGGCGCGCGTGCTGGTGTTCAGCGAGACGGATCTGACCAAAGAGAACCGCCAGAAGATTATGGCGAGGATCGCGACCGGGAATTGGGATGCGGTGGTGATTCCACACTCCTCGTTCCAGCTACTCGGCGTTGGCGATGCGCTGTTTGAAGAGCACTATCAGGAACTGGTGGACGAACTGCAGGCGCAGATCACCGAGGCGCAGGAAGCAGGCATGCACGCCTCGATGATCAAGCGGATGGAGAAGGCGAAAGAGCGGATGCTTGACGCCCTCCAGAAGCGGCGCAATGCGGAGCGGCAGGACCGCATGGTGACATGGGAGCAGCTCGGCGTGGATCAGTTGTTCATCGACGAAGCGCATGAGTACAAGAAACTCGGCTTCTCGACGAAGCAGGCGAATATCGCGGGCATCGACCAGGCGGGGAACCAGAAGACGTTCGATCTGCGGATGAAGATGCGCCACGTGCAGAAGCACGGGCGGGGCGTTGTGTTCGCCAGCGGCACTCCGGTAACCAACACCATGGGCGAGATGTTTTCGCTGATGCGGTACTTGGTGGAGGAGGAACTGAAGGGCCGCGGCATCGCGCACTTCGATGAGTGGTCGGCGAATTACGGCCGCACGGTGAGCGTGTTCGAACCGAAGCCCGAAGGCGGCGGTTATCACCTGAAAGACCGATTCAGCAAGTTTGTGAACATCCCGGAACTGGCCACGCTGTTCCGTTCGTTCAGCGATGTGGTGACGAGCGACATGCTCGACATTCCGCGGCCTACGGTTACCAATGTCGAGATGGCGACGGAGATGAACGAGCAGCAGGAAGCGGCGATGGCCGATCTGCAAGAGCGAGCCAACGACATCCGCCGCGATCCACGGCGAGCGATGCCGGATTGCATGGTAGCGGTCTATGGAGATGCGCAGAAAATGGCGCTCGACATCCGCATGCTCGATCCGCACGGTACGGACCATCCCGGAAACAGATTGAACCAAGTTGCGGACAATGTGGCGAAAATCTGGCGGGAGACAGCGGCGAAACGCAGTACGCAACTCATCTTCCTCGATCTGGGGAAACCTATCTCCGCAGGCGGCGGCGGCAAGACGGGCTTCTCTGCCTACGACGAACTCATCAAGAAGCTGATCTCGCGCGGCATTCCAGCGGGGGAGATCGCACACATCTACTCGGCGAAGAACAAGCAGCAGCGGGCAAAGCTGTTTCAGGCGGTACGCGAGGGCCGCGTTCGCGTGCTGCTGGGAAGCACTGGAAAGATGGGCGTCGGCGTGAACGTGCAGGACAAGGTGGTGGCCATGCACCATCTGGATCTGCCTCATCGCCCCGCGGATTTCGAGCAGCGCATGGGACGCGGCCACCGGCAGGGCAACGAGAACGCCGAGGTTCACAACTTCACGTATCTGACGCGCGGCACGCTCGATGAGCTGAAGGCGTCGAGTCTCGCGCGGAAGGCGAAGTTCATCACGCAGATGATGCAGGGCAAGAGCACGGTGCGCGAAGCCGAGGACGTCGGCGGCATGGTGGCGAGCTTCGAGCAGTTCCAGGCGATCGCATCCGGCGATCCGCGCGTGATGCGGAAGATGGAAGTGGATGCCGAAGTAGACCGGCTGAGTGCAGTGAAATCGAACTGGCAGGATCAACGGTTCCGCATGCGGGGCGAAGCGGCGGCGCTGCCGTTGCTGATGTCCACGCAGCAGAAGGCGCTCGAAGGCTTCCGCGAAATGATCTCGACACGCGACCAGACCGGGCGCGTGTGGGTGATCGGGCGCGAGCGGTTCGAGGGTGAGGGCATCCGCAATCAGGCGTTCGCTGCGCTGGCCAACAAATTGGCCGACATGTCGAAGGCCGGCAATTCTGAAGGAAAGACCATCGGGAGCGCATTCGGGCTGACGCTGAAGTGGGGAGTACGCGTCAGCGGCAACGACCACATTCTGATCGAGGGCGTAGGCTCCGTTGGATATCCCATTTCGCAGGGGCCCGACATCGGACTCATTCAGTCCATCGAGAACGCGATCAAAAGGCTCGACAAACGGATCGAGGAGGCGGAATACGAACTCGACCGCTACAAGCGGCGCGGCGAAGAGATCGTTGCGGAGTTGGAAACCACAGTATGGCCGCAACAGGCGAAGCTCGACAAACTGCTGGCGGAACAGAAGCAGTTGTTCGAGGCACTCGGCGGCAACAAGAGCGACGATGCCGGCGCCGATGAGATTATCTCGCGCGATGTGGAGGCGGAAGAAGCGGAGGAAGACGAGAGCGCGGCGGCGCTGAATGAAGCGGGCCGACTGCGGCGAGAGAAGGAGACGAGCGAAGCGCTCGGCGAGCAGCAGAGCGTCACGCCAGCGAGAAACCGGGAAAGGGAGCGCGGCTCGGCTTCGCTCGATTTCATTACCTTCGGTGCGCAGTTGCTGCGTGACGGGATCGTCAAGTTCGCGGAATGGTCGAAGCGGATGATCGCGCGGTTTGGCGATGCGGTGAAGAAGCGCCTGACTCCGCTGTACTTTGAAGCGAAGCGGCTATGGAGGGACGAGGGCGGCGGCGAAAGGGAACAGGGACCGCACGGGCCTGTGTTCCGTGAATTTCATCACGACGCCAAGGGCGCAATCGCGAAGCTGATGGAACTGAAGACAGGCGAGGCGGTTGGCGCGCTGTATCATCCGTCAGTCGGGGATATCGATCTGATCTGGGGCAACGACAAATCCGGACTCTCGAAGATTGCCAGCCGCCATCCGGAGGTTCTCGAGAGCCTTCAGCAGATTATCGACGGCCTCCAAGAGACGCGCCGCTCGGATCAAACTGTCTTTCTTGAGGATGAGAAACACACCGCCCTGGTGCGGCTTAACTGGATGGGAGCTTCGAAGAAGTGGCTCCTGACGGCTTATGAAAGGGGGCCATCTACCGAAAGGACGATTGACGTTTCCGGCACTCACGCGATGGAACGGCAGGCTCCTCCACCGGGTGGCTCCACTTCCAATATGGAATCAAACCCCGATTCCGTCAAGCCGGAAGAGACCCCTGTTCAGTTCGGCGCGGATTTGATCCGCCGCGGCATCGTGAAGTTCGAAGAGTGGCTGAAGGCCATGCTCGAACGCTTTGGTCCCACCATCCGGAAGAACGCTACCAAGCTCTACTTCGACGCGAAGAGGTTGGCGAAGGAACTCGCGGCCGACGAAGAAGGCAGCCTCGATCTCACCGCGCTGAAGAAGGGCATAAAGGATGCCGGCGATGCCGTGCTCGGCTCGATGGGCGCGCGAATTCGCGAGGCCTCGCGAAGTCTGGCTGATTCCATCCAGCACGCCCGCGACGTGGGCGATGTGATGGCGGGCGGGTTCGTGAACCGCCTGACCGATGCCGGCATGGACAAGCTGACACGCGACGAACGGTTCATGCTGCTCGACGTGCTCGAAGGCAGAATGAAGCGGGCCCCACGGAAGGTGGTGGATGCGTACCGGGTGATTCGCAGTTTGACCGATGACGTGGCCGGGATCGCAAAGAGCATGGCAATCGACATCCGCACAAGTGAGGGCAAGACAAAGTTCGTGCCGATGGACAATTACTTTCCGCACGTGATGAGACGGCCGGCAGCAATGAAGAGCGGTCCGGTAAGGAAGGACATCATCGAGAACCTGACACGGCAGGGTCATGCGAAGGCGGAAGAGTTTCTCGATTTCTACATTGATCTTCTCGAGAACGGGAAGGCCCACAGACGGCTGGTGGATCATCTGTTGAAGACGAAGCAGGCAGCGGATGCAGCGCAGGCGCTGGCGATGCTGAAGCGATTCCGCAATCACACCAAGCGGCACGGATCGTTGGAGTACGCGCGAGAGATCGACCTGCCGTTCTACGACCCGATGCCCGATCGCGTGATGCCGCACCACCTGGCGAACGCCGGGGAGCGGTTAGCCCAGATCGCTGAGTTCGGGCAGAACGACGAGCGGATCAAGCAGGAGCTGCTCGGGATCGCAGAAGCGGGCGGGAACGATGAGCAGGTGGGTAAGTGGGTGGACAGGATTTTCAGGGGCGAGGGCGATACCGCGGAAGAGCGGGTATCGCGGTACATCCGATCGCTGCAGGCGCTGAAGCTTGGACTGGCGGTGATCCCGAACGCCACGCAGGCGGTCGCAAATGTGCTGCCCGCGTCGGATACGCAGGCGCTGATCGCTGGCTACCGCGCGTTGCTGACTTCGGAAGGGCGGCGGTTCGCGGTGGAGTCGGGCGCGGCGATCGAACCGGTACTGGCCGAGGCGCACCAGCAGCTTTCCGAGGGGCGATTGGGGCGAGGCGTAGACACGTTCTTGACGCCCTTCCAGATTGTGGAGCAGCACAACCGCATCGTGGCTGCCAACGCCGGCGCCGATTTCGCGGCGCGGCTGTGGAAGGTGGCACAAGGCAAGGATGCTCATGCTTTGTGGGCACGGAAGAAGCTGCGCGAACTCGGCGTTTTCTGGGATCGCCCGTTGCATCGCAGCGATTTGCTGATGGCGGCAAAGAAGTTCGCGGACATGACCCAGTTCCGGACGCGGCCGGAGAACCTGCCGGCCTGGGCAACGACGACTTGGGGCAAGGTGTTCTTCCAGTTCAAAACTTTTTCTTACCAGCAGGCCAGATTCATGTGGCGGCAGACCGTGGGCGAGTTGCGTGACGGATCGCCTTTGCGGGCGGCGCGAAACCTCGCGGTGATGGCGCTGGTTTCCGGCACGCTCGGCGAGCTGGTGCGCCTGCTACGCGCGGCGCTGACGGGCGGGTGGGACAAGTGGGAAGAGGACAACGAGGAACTGCTCACGCGGTTTCTGAAAGACGTTGCCGGTGTCGGCGCCGCGGGGATGATGCTGGACTTCGTGGAAGCCCTGGGGCGCGGCACCGCTGCTACCGTGAAGTGGTTTGCGGGACCTGGCGTGGAGATGGGCGCTGATGCCGGCGTGCTCGGCTACACGCTGATCAATCCTCAGAAGGACCTGGACGAGAAGGCGAAGGCGGCTAAGAAATTCGCGTATCGCCATCTGCCACTCGGCTCGGTTGCGCGCGGGCTGGATCCGGACAGCAAGCGGTAAAAATGGGCCACGGATGAACGCGGATTAACACGGATGCTGACTAGCATCCCAGAATTCGGGCGTAATCCGCGACTCGCTGATGTGGGTGGCAATCTTCCGCATGAAGGCACCGACGTGGTTGAAGATGCTGAGGGCTTGATCGCGGTCGTAAAACGCTTCGTTGTCTGCATGGGCCACGTGGCGCCGCCACGCTTCATTAAACGAGCGCAACTCCTGCACGATCTCGTAGTAGAAGCGGACCTGCCGGTCCTTCATTTCGGGAGATGTCCACGCACTGAGCGGCACCCCCCTCAGATCCTTGACGGTGCTTTCGAGTTTCGAGAGGATCTGCCCCCACTCCTTTTGGTCGAGGGGTTTGTCTGGAAAGCTGATTCGTCGGTCGATCGCTAGTGCACGCATGGCGAACTCGGCGGCCCGCATCAGGTGAAAGACGGCAGCAGTGGTGCATTCGACGGCCAGGCAGTTGCCCGCCTCCATGATGTCGCGCACCGCCGACGGGAAAGCGGCGGAAACTTCCTCCCCGAACAGATGCTCCTCATCCAGAAATTTCGTACGATCTTCATCGATCCGAAGAAAGTGCCGCCTGGACAGTTCGAGGAGGAGCGTCTCTTCGAGACGGCGCATGTCGGCCTGTATTTGGGCGGGACTCGGGTGCGACATGTGATGCCCGACAAAGCGGAGCGTGAGGAGAGCCTCTTCAAAGCCGGCGGATTCACAAAATATGCCGTACTGCTCCATAGCCTCCCGCGCAAGCGTCATTGTGGCACCCTCGATGGAGCGCAGCTCTTCGAGTGTTGTCTGCATTTCATCCGGTATCCTGCCGTCTTTCGATCTTTGCCGAAGGACTTTTTCGTATGCGGAAGCGTCCATGCCGTCAAAGGCGGTCCCAGCCCCTCGCAGACGTTCCAGGAGAATCTGAAGCTTGGCACAATTGAACTGGTTCACAATGTCCCACAGGCTCACCAGCCTGTTGGGATTCTCTTTGCAGAGGCAAGCCGGCGGCGATACCGGCCTGGCTGTGGGAGTCAAGACCAACGCTCCTGCGATACACTGAGAATGCGCTGGCCTGAGGCCGCGATGTGCTGGTAACACTTCGCGAAATCACCACTGGCCTTCGTACCGATTTTGGAGGGCGGTTTTCCGCCCTCTTCGCATTTCCAGGCTAGCATCTGCCCCTCCGCGATTCGTGCCGGTTTGCAGACGTGTGCAAATGAATCCGTGTTCATCCGCGTTTCATCCGAGGCCACACTTTTCTGTTCGAGCCGCCGCGTCCCCCTGTGGAGATCGACGCAAAGCCAGACGAACGCGGCAAAGCCAGCCAGCAGCAGGGCCAGCGCCCACGGTTCGAAGCCGATCAGCGACATCACCGCTTCACCTTTCTCGTGGCTGCCGTGCGTTCCGCATGCACGCGTGCGGCGGCGGCGTGGATCACAGCCAGGCCGTGATGGCGGATGTGCTCCGGATAGGCTGCCAGCGGGCCGTTCAGCGGCGGCAGCTCATCGATGTGACGGAAGCAGGCGGCGCAGGTATCGACGCGCTGGTCGAACAGTGCGCGGCCTTTGTTTTCCGCTGCGATGCGATCTTTCGATGCGAGATTACCGAACACAAGTTTTTCCATTTGCTGACTCCTGTCGCGGGCGGGCGGAAGCGGATCTTGGAGGAGAGGGCCTCCGCTTCGCGCCTGATGCCCGCGAGATCGTGTGTTTGTCGAGCACTCTGCGTGCAATCTCAAGCGCTTCGTTGGCTGCATCGGCGGCGTGCGCCCCCGTGCCGCGCAGGTTGCGAATCTGCTCCAGTGCAGCGCGGTAGTCCCGAAGTTCATCACTCATAGAACTCCGAATTGGCACGCAGCAATCCAGCGCCCTGCGCTACCGCGTATCCGTACCTGACCAGCCGTGCAAATGCTTTCGACACCGGCCCCGAACTGGCGTAGTTTGCTGTGCGCAGGATCTCGCCCTTCGTGACGGCGTGCGGATACGCATCAAAGATCACACCGAGGATGGCTTTCTCCATCGTGGAGAGCTTGGACGAATTGAGGAGATGCGATCGCAGATCCGCGCCTTTTGGCAACGGCGTAAACGAGCCGAGCGCTTTCAGGCCGGCGTCCGTGATGCGGAGCTGACTGCCGCCGCCGTCCGTCCAACCGTTGCGGTTCAGTTCGGCGAAGGCCTTCGACACCGGGCCGGAGCTTGCGTATCCAGCATGCAAAAGAATCTGGCCCTTACTCAATCCCCGCGGATGCTGCGCAAGCGCGGTGAGGATTGCACGCTGCATCTGTGGTAACGGCAACTCCGGCGCAGGAGCGGGGGGGCCAGCGGCCCCGCCCCCCACGCTCTGACGCGGCGTGGATGCGGGCCTTGCGGCCACTGGCTTCGGCGGTGGTGGATGCTGCGCTTCGGGGATGTCGAGCATCCCCTGAATGAGATTCAGCAAGCCGCTTAGCGTGGCTTGCGCACCGATCAGCTCAACTTTCCAACTCGCCAGCAGCGCCAACTGTTCCTTTTTTACTTCGCGGCGTCCTTCCTGTCTTCCCGATTCCCGTGCAGCGTCGAGAGCGTTTCTATCAACGGGCTGTAGCTTCTGCAACTCGACGATGCGACTGCGTAGTTCGCGGGGATCTTCGGCTTTCGCGCGTTCGATCGTCTCGCCGATCCGCTCCTTCAACTTCGCGAGATCGACTTCAGCCAACCGCTTGGGCGCCGGCGGCGCCGTCCCGACTTTTGGTGTTGCTGAGGAATCGAACGTGTGCCGCTTTCGAATGTTGACCTGGCGAAACGTATCGAGCCAGCCTGGGGACCAGAACCACGCCGTTCCGATCGACAGCGACGGCAGCGAGTCGAGAAGCTGCTTGCTCTGCTCGGGCGTACCGTGGACTTCCACCCATGCCTCGATCGCGGCGCGGTCCTGCGGTGCGATGGTGCGCAGGCAGACGAGTACTTCGATCTGCGTGAGAACATTTTTGTTGAGCACCGCGGCGCGCTGCGTGATGAGCGTTACGCCGAGGCCTCGGGCGCGGCCGCGGCGGACGATATCTTCGATCGCTCCGAGCAACCGCTGTTCACCGGGCATCGGGCGTTGCGGCGCGAATGCATCCGCTTCGTCCAGGAACACATGCAGTGGCTGCCGATTCAGCCGGTAGAGCGCTTCGCAGAACATTTCCATGAATCGCGTCTGCTCTCCCTTGCGGAATCGCGAAAGATCCAGGACACATTGCAGGCGCTCTTCGACAACCATCCTGGCGATCGTCTCACCCGCTGCGACATCGAGCGGCACATCGCCGTGATCGCCGCCGATCACAACGATCGGCAAACCGGGATTCTTTCCATCGGCGGAGGCGCGGAGTCCCCACCAAACGCCGATGGGATCGCAGATCACAAGCGGCAGACTCGCGGCCAGCATCTCCTCTGCCATCACCGCGGCGGTGTACGTCTTTCCCGCTCCCCTCTTGGCAAGGATCGCGAAGGTCTGCGTTACGGCTTCGGTGGGAAGCGCGAAGTTGTCTGCGATGCGTAGTTTCATATAAAGTTTCCCGGCCCGCCTTTCGGATTTAGGTCAGTTCTTAGGGCGGGCCGGTTCCGGTAAGCGAAACCATCTCCTTTCTGGCGGGGCTACCGCCGTTCCTCAACAAACTCTTGGGCGATCTCCAGGCGGCGCCGATGCGACCACTGCAAGAAGTCGAGCACGCTGGTGGTGGACGGCAATGCCTCCGGGTGCGCAAGCAGATACTGCGCGATGAGCCAATCGAGGTCGCCGTGGGCGCGGTTCCATCGGTCGAGGATGGTCATGACGCCTTCTCCAGTTCTTCCGTGAGCCACATTTGGCCGCTCTTTGCGGCCACGGTTCGCCTGGCCCGAGCGTGATGCTTGCGCATGTCGTGTTTCAAGTGGCAATGTTGGCACAGCGCTTTGAGGTTCACGTCGCGGTTGTCCGCGGGATCGTGATTGAGATGCGCGATGCAGATCACGATCCTCACCTTTCGGAAGGTGCGAAGTTTGCCGGCCCATTCCATTCCCTTGTTATCACGCCAGCAGTTCGCAGCCTCGTCGAACCAGAACCCGCCCTCGAACGTGTTGACGTGCGCATGGTTGGGTTTGCCGCACTGTTCGCACTGGTCATTCGCGCGGCCGAGAATGCGGGCGCGGATGGCCTGCCACTCGGGACCGCTGTAGTAGTGAAGCAGATCGGGGCGGATCGGCATCAGACGCCTGCCTTTCGTTTAGGCCAGTAACCTGGCTTGCGGACTGTTTTCTTCTTCAGTGCCAGCGGCAGGCGCGTGCCTATCATCCATGCGCGATAGAAAACGCCACCAGAATTGCGGGCGTAAGCAGGCCTTTTGCGTCGAGCGAGGCGATCAGCTTCTTCGCTGCGCGATCCATATCCGGCCCGGTACTCTTGTCGAGCAGCTTGCGGCGGGTCAGAAACTGCCGCTGGTGTTCGTGCCACAGCCTGTCCCACATGCCACCCGCGACTACGCGCAGATCTTCCAGCGTCAGAATCGCGGGCACTTTTTCAAGAATGTGATCGAGCAGCACCTGACGGGCGCGGTTTTCCACGCGCGCCTTTGCCTCGCGCTCTTTCTGCTGCCGCTGATAGTCGGTTGCCTGCGAGGAGCCTCCGGGGCGATGCACCTTGCAGTGCTTGTCCGCGCAGACCGAAACCCTTGTGCCGAGGTCGCGATAGCCATGCACGATGATTCCGGCCTGGGTGGAGTCGCATTTCTTCACGCCGTTCGCGACCTGGATATACCGCTGAGTAGGGAGGACGCCTTCGGGGGCGTCGTTGTAGCTGGAGCTAAGGCGCAGAATCGGTTTTGCCGATCGGAGGCTACGCTCGATGTGTGCCTCGATTTTGCGCTGGAAGCAGCCGGGGTCCATACACTGGTCTTTCTCGCGGATGTCAGCGTACAGGGCTGTGCCGCTGCGCTTCGGACAGGCTGTACAGGCGCCGGCTGCTGCAACGAGATCGACGCTCTTGGCGTCGAACGGCGCCGCTGTGAGATTGCGGTGAATCTCGCGCTTGATCCAATCGCCCAGTTCGCGAACGCTCATCGACTGAAATCCGGTGCAAACGTCGATTGCGGCTTTCTGGTCGGCTGGCTGCAGGCGCGCGATCTGCACCGCATGGCCAGCGGTGATCTCACCCTGCCAGAATTTGTCCTGCGCCTGCTTTGACAGTTCAGCCAGCTTGAGCCGCTGGTACACGTAGGAAACAGTCTTGCCGATCTTCTCGGCGATCGACTCGACAGTGTACCCGGCCTGGTCAATCAGCAGCTTGTACCCGTTCGCCTCCTCCAGTTCGTGAACGTCCTCGCGCTGCACGTTCTCGATGGTCTGGATTTCGAGTACCTGCTTATCCGTGAGGCGATGGCGGATGATGCACGGCACGAGCGCCAGCTCGGCCATCTTGCAGGCGCGGAGGCGGCGTGCGCCGGCGATCACTTCATAGCTGCCATCGGCCAGCGGCCGCGTGACGAGCGGTTCGACGATGCCGTGCTCTTTCACGCTGGCTGCCAGCTCGGCCAGCTTCTTCGCATCGAAGGTTTTGCGTGGATTGGTAGGTGACTCGCGGAGCACGTTTACCGGCAGGCGATCGAACTCTTCCGAGGGCGCGATCGCGGGCGGCGGCGCTCCGTTCGTTGACGTTGGCTTTGGCGCTGTGTCAAGCTGCTGCATGTTAGACCTCAATGGGCGAGGCGGCTGGACTCGCACTCCGGCGCCTCGCAAAATTCACTCGTCAAAATCAGGATTGAAACCGAGTTCGGCCAGTTCGGCGTGTGCCGCATAACCGCGCTCGCGCAACAGGCCGATCATGCCGTGGATGATCTGTAACGCCTGCGCTGCTCCAGGGCCGCGGTTGCCGGGATGACGCTGCGCAAGCTGCAACTGGCTGATGATCACCAATAGATTAGGCGCGTCGAAGTAGACGGGCAGATCGGTCTGATGATTCTGCCACGCCTCGCGCGTGACGGCAGCCAGCAGATCGGCCTTTCGCGATTGGGTGAGAGGCATCATGCGACCGCCTTTCGCTTGCGGCCCGCCGGCGGCTGCATCTTGAGCTTGACCCGCAGTCCGACACGGGCGAGGTTGTAGCCCTTCATCCATGCGCGATAGAAAACGCCACCAGAATTGCGGGCGTAGGGACAGTCCGTTCCATCGGCTGCGTTCCATCCTTCGACGAACGCAGCCTGCGTGGCGAAGGCGCGCGGAGAAAGGGGCTCAGGCATGCGCCCTCCGTCGAAGAAACGCGGAGGCCTCGGCGTCGGACACAATCAACACGCGCGGCTCAGCGCAGGCGCTACAGAGATCCGCTTCCACCCAACTGCACGGTTTGCCATCAGTACCGACACAGGCACGCAGACCAGTGCAGCCACAGACCCGGCAGGTTCGGTCAAGCGTCAGTTCGAAGTCCAGCTTGCCTTCTTCGTCCTCCTCTTCCAGACTTCGATCGACAAAAGCAATAAAGTCCTCACCCAGTGCTTCTACGGCGCAGTTTAGACACGCACCGTAAAGCTCAGTCCCAATTCTGTCGTGACTGAAATCGCGCTGATGAACCGTGCACCACGTGGACATGTACTACCCCTTTTAAGAGGCGGCGGCATTGGCTCATGCCGCCGCGCTCTATCTCAGCTCGCGGTTGCTGCCCTGCGAGCCTTTGTTGTTGCAGGTTTACCCTTGGCTGTGGTTTTACCCTTGGCTGTGGGCTTGGCGGTGGTGGTCTTCACGGTGGCCTTGCCGGTTGGCTTGGCCGTGCCAGTCTTGCCTTTCGGCGTGGACTTCTTCTGAGCTGCCATCTGATTCTCCCTTGCGCGCGTGGCGCGGTTCGCGTCGATTGAGACAACTGCGCCAGTGGCGTAATTGTCGAGATCGGCCTTCCGTATCTTCACCGGGCGATCCATCACTGCCGGGATTTCACCGGCTCGAATGAGCCGCTTCAGGAAAGCCGTGGACAATCCCAGATCATGCGCCATTTGCACGCCCCTGCGTATATACCAACTGCCTGCCGTCAATTGCCAGACCGTGACGTGCGAGGTTGTTACGGTACACATCGAAGGCCATGTCGTAGATGAGCTTTGGAGTGGTGTGGCCCTTGGCGTTGGTGAGGGCGCGCCCGCGAGACTGGAGTTTCAACCAAAATTCAGCATCTCCATCCGGGCCATGGAGAATATCGTGAAGCGGCTGAATGTGTTCCTCGATCGTGCCGACGAAATTGGTGCAATGGCGGCGAAATTCACGGGCGAACTCCTCCACCGGGGACACTTGGGATTCTACGGGGGGAAGGACGTTCTCGCGCGGCTGGTAGACCACCTGACGGACGCCGAGCCGTTCCAATTCGGGCCTTATGCGCGGCGCGTATTCGTTCTCAAGCCACTCCTGGGCGAACTCAGACACGGCAACATGGAGCACGCCGCCATTGAAGTCCACGCCACGGGTTTTTGCTACCCAGTTCTGAAACGCCTCCGGAGAAAGCTGCTTCGCCAGAGCGGACTTGACCTCATCCCACAGGCGAACAGCGGGCGAAAAGTTGCTACAGGTTTCTGTAGCAACATCAGCGTAACTGCCCACGTTTTCAACAAAATCATGTTTTGCTTTTGCAAGCGGGCAGTTACCGTGATTCGGGCAGACTTCATGAACCGGACGCTCTTCATCTTCGCCCGCCAAGATTACCATTGTCTGCGGCTCAGCCTCAACCTCAGGCTCGCGAGCAGGCCCACGCAAGGCGGCGACACGCGCGGTGTCAATGAAGACGGCAGCCTTCCGCGTGCGGCATTGCTGTTTGTGCCGCTT